CTCGCTGATTTGTCTTTGCCGAAAGGATCAACATCAACACTGAGTTGTCCGAAGTTACCCAACTGAACATTTCCTTGGGCTAACTTTTTTAGCGCATCTCTTATGTCAGCTCTTTTCTTCATTACGGGATCGGCAAGTGGGGTCGTAGAAGGGGTTGAATCTTCTTGGTTTGTTGTCTCGTCTTCTTGGACTTCTTCTTCAAACATGCGTCACCCCTATTTTTTCGCGATTGCGATGTCAGTCGTGCTACGTAGCTTTGTGCCCACACGATGATCATCGGGTAAGTTTGGCTGACCTTCGGGTTCGACATGAGTAGTCTCACCAACTTCAACGCCACGAATAGCTTTTAGCTTAGCGCTCAGTGTTGAGCGTAAAGCTTGTCTCTTTTGACCAGGACTAAAATCGGTGAGCTTCATCGTTTCTTCCCTTTGTGTAAGCCATGTTTGGCGTGTTGTTTACCCTCACGAGTCGCCTTTCTTTTTGCTCGTGTTGCTGCAGCGAGCTTTGATCGCTTAGTTGATTTGATCGTTGCCTCTGGCGCGTAAACCTCTCCAGTAGCTTTTGGTCCTTGAACACTTGGCTTACCTGATGGTGTACGCCATTTTTGTTTCGTCCAAGTCTTGAGCGACTGTTGTGGTTTCTTGAGTGCCATTAGTTCTTGTACCCGCCACCACGAGCTTTGTATCGCTTAGCCAGCATTTGTGCTTTCCGTGCAGACCATTGACCAGGTTTACCGCCTTTGCCACCAGCCTTAATACTCTGAAAAATTTGTTTACGCATACCAGGCTTGGTGTAGTTGCCTGCTTCGTTTACCTTACTCTTTTTCTTTTCAGCCATTATGCTTCTGCCTTTCCTGCCCAAATGATGCAGACTCTTTGAGACGCACACTTAAAGTCCAGAGCAGAGCAGTATCCTAACTCGCCTGCGTCTACGGCTTGTTCAGGATCACCCTCTTCTCCGATGCCCATCTCAATGCATTCTTTCATACTGTCCGACGTATCAAAGAAGCTGCAGTTCCCGCATCGCATCGTCATCACGTTCTCGACGGTATCGTTGAATCGATCCGCGTAACGTTGCCAGAACTCTTGGTTCCCACCCTCTTCGTCTAGTCCAGGGTTAGCGGGTCCGTACTCTTTAGTGTCGAGTGCTTTTTGTCGATTCTCGAGGTTAAGTTCGACATCTTGCGTAGCTACGGGACAGTTCTCAGCCTTCTGACCTTGCTGTCTCAACTCGTTCATCATTTCTTCAAACGTAGCCATTACCATTTCACCTTATCTGCCCAGTAAGCAGCGCTCAGTTTGCCCTTGGCAATGTTCTTTCGATGCCTGGACTTGAAGCTCTTGCGCTTCTTCTTCATCTTTTCAGACTCGCCTGACTTAGGCTTACCTGCAGTCTTTGCGCCCTGCTCACCAAAACGAATCAGTTTGATGGTGTCACCCTCTTGTGCGAGAACAATATGGCTTTTCGTGGGGTGGTCAGGCGTACGCTTGGGTATGTTTACGCCTTTGAGTCGATGCTTCTTGAGTAGTGAAGCCTTACGAATTTTATCGCGTTTAGATAAAGCCATTAGCCTTCACCCTGCCTAATCGGCGTTCCACCACCTGCGGCAAGTGCTGATTCAGGTAACGGTATGTTGACACCTGCCTTCTCTTCCAAAGCGTCCTTGATCGCCTTGACTTGTTCGATAGGCATAGTCTTCATTGCTTCGGTTAGCTTATTCATCATCTGGGCTTGGATATACGGCTCACCGCCCGCAGCACCACCCATAGATGCTTGTTGCTCTGCCTGCATCATGGCTTCTTGTGACGCGGCTTGTTCTTGCGCCATTGCTTCAAGCTCAGCCTCAGGAATAATGATTCGACGTGACAGTCCCATTCCAGAGATGATTTCTTCTGTCAGCTTCCGCATGTCGACATTCGGGTTCTCTGCGAGGAACGGAATCATCTGCAGTAGACTTTCGATCATCACGCTTGGGTTCTTTCGAAGTGGGTTGTATGACACCATTTCGAAATCCATTTGGATGTCTCTCAGGTCTTTGTGCGCCAACTCAGCCCACCGACGATCACCCGAAATACGTACGAGACGAGGTTCCCGCATGTACTTTTTACTAAGGTAGAAAGCTTTTTTCGCGACGTCTTCGATGGCGTCGTTGAGGTGACCTTCTCGCGTTGCAAGTCGTGTTCGCATTTGGGCGTCAATGATTGCCATTTCGGTTGCGGTTCGAGCACCGACAACCTGGCCTCGGGCGGCCTCAGCAAGTGCTGAAATAAAAGCAGCATCGTCTTCCTGGCGGGCGACAAACTCTTGTACGCCAGCGGGGTTTTGAGGTTGAGGCATCTCGTAGAACAGAGTCGCCAGTGTGCGTAGGGTTTCGCTGTTAGAGGGGTTGATTCCGATGAACGATCCTGCGCTAGCCTCGACTGCCTTGTTGAGGTCTTCTTCGGTGATTCGGCCAGAATCGTACAGGATCCTCGGAATTTGCAGATACGTGATCTGCTTCATGTGAGTTAGCAGGTCATTGATTGTTTCTTGTTGTTTGAGAACAAGCTGCACCTCACTCAGTCCAGTACAATCAATACCTGATTGGTTGAGACTGAACATCGAGTACGGGATGTAGTCAATCTTATCTTCGAACACTACTGCATCAGCTTGCTTGACGTAGTGTTGGATCATGCCACGTTCACGATCGTAGTATTCGTAAATCGTTACCCACTGAAAAGCATCACGGACTTGTTGTGTGTTGCTTTGTTGGTTGCGATCCATCAACCACTTGGGGTATCGGTCAGGCTCGACATCCTCAACCAACTCTGCTTTGTACAATCCTGATCGAACACGATCTTTGAACTCTTCAAACGAGATCACAGTAGCTTCAATCCAGTAACGAATGTCGTCTGGATCGCGGGCTGTGAGGTCAAAGAATACCGTCGATGGGTTGACGGCGCGTACAATCGGCATGTCACGAGCAGCATCCCAACCTGTTTTGAAGATACCCCGCTTGCACAAAACCGCATCAATCAATGCGGTAGCGGCCTTTCGACGAAACTTGTTTGTCCTAAAGATATATTCGAGTAAGCCTGTGACCGAAGATGCAGAATCTTGTGACCGGGGCGTTCTTGCAACAGCCGCAACAGTTGGGTTGGGTCCAAGCAATGCGCTAACAGCGGTATCCGCGATAGCGTAAATTAAGTTCTTAGAACACAGAAACGAATCCATCCGAGAGTTAGATAGATCTGAATCAGCACTGTTAAAGAAGTCACCCCGGTAAAACCGACGCGCCTTATCGAATTGAGTCTTCTCTGATCTTTTGTAGTAGTCGAGATGACGATCAATAAGTTTTGATAGCTTGGATGACATACCTAAACCCTGTGTTCGTTACTAATCTTTTGGCGTACCATCTGCGTTAAACATTCCCCGAATCAGCGCAGAGCCTTCGTAGACTTTCTTAAACTTGGCTAACTCTTCGCCTTCGAGTGGGGTTTTTCCTTTCGCGGCCTTAGCCCCACTTTCTTTAAGCTTGTCTTCGGCTTTTGCCATAGGCTTAGCGTCTTTTACAGCGTCACCTGTTTTTGGGGGCACCTGATTTAGTTGAGCAGTGCTTTTTGTTCCCGGCATTGTTATCTCCAAGTTTGTGATGCGGGTGAAAACGGAGAGCTTGCAACTCGTCGTTTTTGTCGCTTGTGATCGTCAAGCTGCCTGATTGTAACTTGTCCGCTAGTATATGTGTTATCCGTTTCTTTTGCGGGCGCACTAAAGCGTCGTTTTGATAGAATATCTGCAGCCATAACGGCAGTTCGAGCCCTGTCAAAGTGGTGGAGAATGCCATCCTCTCCACGTACGCGCTTCTTTTTAGAGCCGTCGTAGTTGAGTAGTTGATGAAGTGTGCCTCGACTTTGAATTCGAATATCTCCTTCGCGGAGCATTTGAACAAGTCGGGCTTCGGCTTCTTGGATTCTCTTTTGTGTAGCGTACCAGCCAGGATGGTTACGGTCAGTCCACAGTAGATTTCGTGTGCCCTGGTCTTTCAAGATCGCAATACACGCAGTCGCATTAGACTCCACGGCAAGCAATGCTTGATTGTATCTAAGCTGTATCTGTTTGAGTCTTTGTGCGAATCGATCGGGCGTCTCTCGATCTTCCCAGAAAGCAACTTCTTTCCAGTCTACCGTGTCCCACACGGTGAGTGCAGACTTATCACCTGTACTACCAAAACCTGCGGGGTCTGCTGTGATCAAGTAACTGCGACCAGGTTTAGGCCCCTCAAACTCGTGACACCCCCACGAAGACATCTCCGGGTCGGCCAATGCCTTTGCTAACCAAGGCTTCAACACCTCCGCAGGCATGACAGGGTTCGTTGTTCCCAACCACCCATCGTACGGATCCGACGGATACTTGCACGAAAACAGTCGCGTATCACCGACAAACTCTGTATTCAGGCCACGTCGACGGAACGCAAGGTTGTGGTTGCTCATCCCATCATGACGCCGCAGGTACTCCTTTTCCGCTGCCGTTGCCTCAAAGTTCTCCACCACTTCCCGACAGCTATCGTCTTCCCACCATTCGAGGAACAACGGATAGAACCTACTGGTTCCTTCCAACGCTGAACGCCACATCTGTTCGTGATGAGATCCCGCTCTACCAGGAGTGGACTCTAGAATGACTTTTGCGTTGGGTCGTTTGTTTACCGTCGGGAAAATATTAATCGCAGCTTTTCGTTGCCATTGAGCTTCACCAAACTCAGTTATGACGAGTCGGTCAATGGAACGTCCGATTGCAGGGCTTCGACCACCTGCGGTCAAAACTTTGATTCCCCCGCCGTGGATAAACTGCATTTGCGTAGCGCCAGCCTTTCGACCAGGAGCCAGAGGCATGCGAACATCATCGGGTAGTTTGTTGTAGGCAAACAAGATGCGCTCAAAAATGTCTTCTGCTGTATCTTGACGCTCTGCGATGAGAAGACCTTTGACACCGCTAAGGTACATACAGTCTCGTAGTAAAAGCATAACCGAAACAGTTGTGATCTTAGCTTGTCGAAACTTGTTTACCATGATCCAACGATTTTCATCGTAGGCTTTCAATAGTTTCTTTTGCGTATGCGTAGGCTCCATGTAGCCTGTAGACTCATCTTCTCGGACAATTTGACACATTGAAACAAATGCATCGGGCGTCGAAAACAATGCCCTAATTTTGCCTTGATGAAGTCCTGGGGCGTGCGCGTATTCCGCACCGCCAGTCTCAACCGTTTCTTTAGTTTGTGCATTAGCCATATGGTAAGTGTATCATGTAAAGACTTTTTAGCCGAAAGTGTTTGCATTTTTACATACAGTACTGTAAACCTGAAACACGCACCTAATTTGCGGTTGGGTAGCTCTTTTGAGTCCGACAGAACGCACCAGGCAGGCGTGACCAACGTTTAAATTCTTCTAACAATTTATGTGAGAACACAATGACTATCAGTACTGAACTGCTGAATACTACGTTTGCGGATCTTCGCGGACCTCTAGTAAACTCGTTTGTTCGTAGCAATGAACTGTTCGAGGCACTTAACTCGAAAGCACGTATGCCTATGGAAGGCGGGACCAAGATTGAGCGGTCCTTCTCCGGTGGTGCTCCTGCTCGCGGTGTTGGTGTCTATGTCGGTGATGAGCTACTGAACATGACCCGTCGTCAACAAATTCGGAAGTTTGAGGTTGAGCCTCACCGTCTTGTTATGGCGATTAACATTCCCAAGCGTGAGCTTGCTCAAAACTCTGGTAAGTTGGCGATTATTCGTCTAATTGAAGAGTACCCGCAAACCTCAATGGAAGCTGCAAAGGCTGACCTGAACAAGTTCCTTCTTACTGGTGTGAGTCGCGGTCTTGCTTTCAACACCTCTGAGCTTCAAGGTTTCTTGACTCTTAACGGTCAACACAACTCCGGTATCGGAACTGGTGTGAAGAACGGTCTTCTCGACTTCATCGCTCCAGGATCACAAACTGACGTTGTCCAGTCTGTTAAGAAGAGTAGCAGCTACTTCCACTTCAACCAGTACAATGACATTTCGTCTTTCGCTGCTGACGGTATGACTCAGCTTCGTAAGACCTATCGTCAGTGTGCTCACTATGCCGGTGGAATTGGTAAGGGTCCAGACATGATTTACATGGATGATGACACCTACACCAACTTTGAGGATGCTCGAAGCGAGAATGTTCGCGTGACTCTCGTTGATGACAAGATTGATAAGAGCAACACCCTGGGTCTTAACCTTGGTCTTGCTTCTGTTACCTCGTCCATCGACCTGGATCGTGCTGACTTCACAGCAGCTACGGCTCCACGCGACGGTGTTACTTACATGCTCAACACGGACTACATCGAGTTCCCAATGCTTGAAGCCCCGAACGTTTCGGAGTTCAAGGAGCGGGTTGGCGATCAAGACGTGGTGACTGCAATCTTCGCAATGCAAGGCAACCTGATCTGCACCAAGCTTGTGGCGCAGGGCTGTGTGTCTGGCGGCGCGGTCTAAGGAGGTACATCATGGCACAAGGAAATGAATTTGTTACTAGTGGTAGCATTGCCGCTGATGGCAGCTTCACTGACGCATTCAACCAAACTTATGATTCCGAGCAGTACCCCGTCGGTACTCTTCGGTATCAAGCGGCTGATGAAGTGACTGCTTCTGATGCTTCTCTGGGTGGTGATCGTCTTTGGATGTTTGTCAAGGCAAGCTCTGCGGGTGTATCGGCTAACGACTTGCTTGAGCGTGATTCCACGTCGACAGCATTTCAGGTCAAGACATCTTCCGCTACCAACGATCTCGCGCGCATTCTCGTTGTCGGGGTTGCTCAGAACGACATCGCAGCCGACGAGTTTGGTTGGGTAGTTGTGAAGGGTGAGTGCGTAGTCAAGAGTGCTAGCGTTTCTGCTGGAAACCTTCTGGCTTCGAAGGCAACTGCAGGTACAGCCGAAGGTTCGACGACTGCGGGGGCGATTTTCGGATACGCTATTAGCGATACTGGTAGTGGTGTCTGCGATGCTTACGTGGACCTGCACTAAGTAGTTTTACCGTGATACACTTAGGGGGCGTAGCTTTCGGGTTACGCCCCCTTCGTCTTTTGGAGGTTTCGTGAACGTTTCTTTAGGTATGCTTCGTCGACAACTTTACGCTATGCGGGCTTGGGATTCGTCCGGTAAGACTCAAGACTCACGCATTCGAGATTCATTGAACGCGGCTCTTGCGCGTATGGCGAGTGACGTACCTCAAGCGATTATTCCCGACGAGGAACACGTCGTTCTACGCCCCGATGTATTGGGTACGAGTGAGTCGGTTGCATCAAAAGTTGTTTCATTCGACAACGACAAAAGACTTTTAAAGTTTGTTGATAGTACCGGTCTTGTAAGTATCGCAGATTCTGCGAGCGCGACAACCTGGCGTCCCACTGTGACTGGTGAGTGGGACATGATCATGCACATTGAAGTGACTGATGCGGATGGTCGGATTCATCGTCGTCAATGCCTTGAGTTTTTTATTGATTCGGTAGCGGCTAATCCGTCACCAGAAATTACGTATGCGGTCACGTTAGATCGACCATTTAATTATTTGATTACAGCCGACAACCAAGGTGTAGGTGCTTTAGACTTTAGGCTTCATCAACCTGAGTTTTTTGTTGACGCTGATGTCATGGAGATTCAAGAGCCTGCACGCATCTTTGATGGTTCACGCCAACAAGTATGGAAGATTGACACTGCTGGTGCTGGTCGCCAAGACATGTTGGATTTTGAGGGTAACTCTACGGGTAGGCCGTATCGTTGTTGGCGGGGTAGGCACGTTCAGTTACCCGCGCCGACGGAAGCTCCCAGGGTTATGGAGGCGAACGCGACAACGGTCACGACGACACGAACGACTATCGCTACAAACGAACAGGGTCAGGCTTTCGAAGTTGAGATTGAAACATCTTATCCTGCACCTTTACCGGAGGCTTACAAGTGGTCCGATACTTTGGGTTTGAGGCGCGGTAAATTTGCTTTGTGCTACACGTATGTCATGGGTCGTAAGGATGAAGAGTGGCAGTTGGCCCCATCCGTTACGCCTGGTGGAGACGTAGAACAAGATAGTTCGTACGGTTTAACGTGGGCGTACAACAAAGATTCTGCCCCACTTACAGGTGAGAATATCTATTCTGGTATTCACGATCCCCAGTTTGAAAGTGCCCCATCACCTATTGCTGTGTACCAGCAAAGTACAAAGTATGATCCAGGTGCTTTAATCTTTTCAGCCACAAACATTGACGCAATGCAGGGTTTTGGTGACAGCGCTTACAAGCGGTATGGTCGGTCAGGTTACCGAATCAGATACTACATCGCTCAGTTAGACGCTAATGAGCGTGGTTCTGGTAGGTTAAACGACGTTGAAACAAACCTACGATTCCACTTGTTGTGTGAAGTGGAACCTACGTTTGATATGGTCACGAAATTATCTGAGACGGGCTTGGCGGGTGTACCTGACGCTATCTTAAGTCTCGGAGAAGATGATAAGACTTCGGCACGAGTCGTTTGGACGGGCAGAGAGCTTTACGACTATCATCGACCTTTGCGCCACAGCACAGGGTACTATGCGTGGAAAGTTTATCCTCACCAGGATGCGCGATACGAGTTGGACTTTCGAGTGCTTCGGTTACCCAACAAGTATATCGACGATCAAGACACGGCAGCAATTCACCCAGAAGCTGTGCCGACGCTTATCGAATTAGCTCTGTACTACGTCAGCTTGGTTGATGGAAATGACCAGTTGAGTGCCCAGGCTCACATGGAAAGATACCTACAATTAGTCCGTGTTTTCCGTGACCGGTACGGTAATCCTGGTGGAATTGTCGAACCGGTATCGATTTTAGGTTATTCTCATAGGCACCGTTACGGTACATTTAGTTCTAGCGAATAATAAAGAAGGTGTTTTTATGTCTGAATTGTTTTATCCAACACTAACCTCCATTCCCCGCGTCCAAGTGGGTGATTTGATGTTTCGTCGTACGCTTGTAAATCAGTACGAAGAAGCCATGGTGGTAAGTATTCTGAGTCCCGATAAAACGTCTGAGAGTTGGACGGCGACTGTGATGACAAAGAATGGAATCGAGTTTGTCAGCGGCACCGTTGAGCATCGTTCGATTCATGATTGGATGCCCAAGGGCTGGGTGTTTGATGAGGACAAGGTTGGTTGGGTTCCACCGAAGAGTATCTTGCGTTCTGACGACGCTGAGATCGAAGATCCTGTTGAGGCTGAACGAGTTCATGACGAGGTTCGACTTGCAATTCCGGCTCCGTGGAATGACGAAAAGTACATGTCTTGGCGTTCTCGTGTGATGAAGTCTCAACCTACTTTGAAGGGAACACAGGGAATCTATGATAAGTTGTCTGCAGCGTGGAAGCAGAAAGAGTATGAGATTACGCTCTAAATGAGGTGATTCTGTGGGTGGTCCAACGGAGCAAACGACAAATACGATCTTCATCCCACCAGGAGAAGGACGACAAGCCTTTGCACCGTCACCGCTTGCATGGTTGGTTGAGAACATGGAGCTTGGGTCCGAGGGCACTCTTGAGAGTGTCGTCGGCCCATCTATTTTACGTATCAAAGCTCAAGTGTTTGATGGTGACGCCGACCTTGATTTAGATAATCCAACATTCACGCCTACCCTACCGGACTTTTCTCCTGCGTATGGGTACAAGTCAGGAATACCGTTTAGTATTTACTCAAGTTCTTTGCTTAGAGGCGGCGCTCGAACTTTACTGTACCGAATCGGAGATCGACTTTATCGGTTCAAAGGCAGTCACGCGGATGCTGATGAGGTTTTAATCTCAGGTATTTCGGTTAATCCTGAGTCTCGAAACTTAGATCAGTACGTCACTATTGGTGACAAGATCATTTACTATAACGGAATCGATCAGGCTCAAGTCATTACCTATGATGGAATGGTTGTGCCTTTGGGGTTTGACGTTCCTGCAAGTGTTCCTGGAGTGTCTTCTCCGAGCCAACCTGACTATGATGAGATTACGAACTACTACCCCAATTCAAGGGGGTACAGTTGGCAGGGTAGAATCGGAACTCCTGGTGATGAGCTTTCGGGTCAAAAGGCGTCACTTCTCAAAGGTGCTTGGTACTATTATTTTCAGTACGAGGACATTCACGGCAACTTGTCTGAGTTTTCAGGTCCGAGCGATCCTGCAACAGTCCACACAAATCAGGCTGATCCGATCTCAGTTATTGGAATCGCTAATAAAGCGGGCGCGGCTACTGGTGTGTCGACTCTTGTTGGGCAAGTGCTTACTGCGGGAGCGTCAATTGCACCAAAAGCTTTGCCATTAGGCACAGAAATTGATGATTTGACTCGTCGGTTTTTGGTCAAGGCTACAGGTGATTTACCTGAGCACGCCGTTGCAACTAGAATTTTTAGAACCGCCGACACATTTCACAAGGATTCGGTCCCTAAATTTTTAGCTCGTGTGCCGGGGTCGGGTCAATTTGTATTTGACGACAACCACTCAGATAGCGAACTTGGATTTGATTGGACTGAGACTGTGTCCGTTCCTGTGTTCCGCACAGCTTGTAGTCACAAAGGTAGATTGATTATTGGTAATGTTGCTGGAGATCCTGGGATTGTTCGTCAGTCTCAACCAGGGTTTCCGGGAACTTTCGAAGAGTCAGACTATATTTACCCTGATAGCAACGGACTTGAGATCACTGCGTTGCGATCTCATAACGGGAACTTGCTTGCGTTTACTGAGTCGTCAATCTACTTAATTGGTGACGACTTTGCATCGTACTCACCGGTCTCTATTGGGATTGGTTGTGTCGCACCTAAATCGATTCAGTCTCTACGAGATGGTTCTTTGGTTTGGTTAGGTGCAGACGGGTTTTACGGTATGTCGGTCTCAGGCCAGATTGCTAAGATTAGCGTACCTATACAGAAGATCATGGACCAGGAGACCAATAAGAGTCAGTTTTTTCGTGCCGTTTCTGTGGTTGATTATGACTCAGGTGAGTATCGTTGTGCGCTGGCCAAAAAGGGTGAGTCTCGTAATCAATTGATTGTTTGTTACGCAGATGGTTTCTGGCGTCGAATGGACTATGGGATTGATATAGCTGACATGTGCTCTCAAGAGGACCACGAACATAAGACTTTGTTTGTGGGGTCTGATCCGAGAGAGGACACGATTTACTCGGGACGTAAGTTCTTCAATATGTCTCGGGTCTTTATCATGGGCCGTCAATCGACGGATTATTTTGGGCCTCCAAGGCGTGTAAGGTATCGATCTACTTGGATGCGTTCAGGAGATTTCGGTCTTGTGCCGACTAACGTTCGCAACTTGTATGTTGGAATGTTGGACGCCTGGGTGGGAACCGCGACCGTTAGGCTTTATCGAAACGGTTCGTGGAATCCGATTGCAGAAATGAATGACGTTTTACTTCATGGCCCCGATGATGAATCGGGTATCGTTGATCAGGTAGCATCGAAAGCTGTACTTAGTAAATCTAAAGCGCGGCACTCAAGAGTGTTTTGGCGGCAGATTCCAGTAGATATTCAGAACGCAAACTCATGGGCGTTCGAGATTGAAATTACAGGTAGCCCTGCACCATTAGCTACTCGAGGGATACGAGATGGTACGATCAGAAAGTTAGCCGGTCCCATCCTTGAGGCTCCAGCTTTCTACGCGGAAAAAGCAATGTTAAGTGCGTCTAAAGAATTTGATGCGTGGCGAAAGGTATATTCTCAGATGTCGACGAAGGAATTTTCAGAATTGTTTTCGTCGATAAAGTCTCGGCCTATGGACTGGGAATTAGGTCGTTTAAAAATTCACGCATTTGCGTTTGATGTCAGCATCGCTACGCAAGGTACGCCTCTGGGTCGAGTACCTTTTAGGCAGGACAAATAATGCCTCATATTTTCCCAAGACGATTTCTGCGTACTCGAGACTTAGTTAGTCCCGAAGGTCTAAACGATGATATTCATCCCGTATACGATGCGTTGTCGGGACGATTAGATCGAACAAATTTTAGTGACTCCAATCTAAAAGCTAAGCTTCGACCTCACCCTGATAGTGCGCTGCCGGTAGACACTGGGGCGTCAGTTTCGCAGGGCGCATACTACAACATTCATACGTCTCAGATTGAAAGCAAGTATCGCTTTTACACTACAAGAACGTCAGACGATTACGGACCTCACCAACCTAATCGCGTTCCCCCAAACTTTGTTAAGTTAGATGGGGCGACGACGCGATGGACTCATAACGGTGGTGGCGCACCTTTTTATGACGACCCTCCGTCAGTCGTTCCTAACAACGGCGCGTGGGAGGCAGTAAGGAACGAAGACCTTAGTGGACCTCAACAACTAACGTTTACTACGGGTCAATCTAGAATTTGGATTTCTGCTTACTTGCAGTATATCTGGCAAGGGTTCTACGAATACAAGTCACCTTACATTCCTGGATCGCGCAAGTTCAAGGGTGTCGAGGCACTAAACATTCCCGAACCAGGAGAGTCGTATTTGATCAAAGTTGACGAAACTGGGTTGTCTGCGTCGTACAACAAATTCCTGGCCTTTGACGAACGCCAAATCTTAAACTTCCTGGGCCCCGCGTCTATCCACGAACACCTGCCCGACTCTGAGACGGTGAACCTAACCGAAAACGTTGTCACCTCATCAGCCGAATACGCCTTTCCTCTCAACGAGATGCCGGTTTACCAAGAACGCACACGCCCCAATCGCTGCGGTTTCCATCACATCTCCCAAGGCTTCTACCCGTGTCTGGTGCAGTTTGCTCTTCGTGTTGACGGTAAAATTATAGAAGAGACAATAACAGGTAAGAAGCTACCATTCGAAGAATCGGCACATGGATTGACGGTAACAGATAGTGTTCGAATAAAGGAACCTGACGAAGAGGATTCTGACGAAAGCGTTCTGAGAGAGTTTTTACCGTTTTTCACAACGGATAACACGGTTTTTGGTCAGCGATCTGCAACTGTAGCCTCAGCTTACGGTGATTCAGACGACTCTCGACCAGGACAGAAGGTTAAGTCAAGTCGAGCCGTTAGCTGCGGGCCTGAGGTTATGCCGGTGCGTATCGGTGCCGTCGTCGAGGTTCAACCGGGAACGCACACGATTGAAATTGTGGCTCGCAGATTGCAGCGAAAGGCCGGTAAATTCTTGGCGGGTGATTTTGTCGGTGTGTTTTCACGTAGGATTTTGGCGTTCGACTTACCGGTAACTAGTCAGCGTAATGACCTTAACTACGACAAGTTGGCTAAGACAGCGGTTGTCGGAGGTACGAGTGTTATTGAGGATATTCCCTCCTTTAAAACAGAAGACCTTTTGACGAGAGAAAACATTTCTGCTTCGCGTCAAACACTCGCCAATGAAATCAATAATCTGACGGAGCAAAATTTAGATACCGAGATCTTTTCTCACGAGTATCTACCAAGCAAAGTTACTTTCCACAGATCAATTACAGTAAGACCTCAGCTACACGTAAACAAGATTAGTGGTGAGTACGGCGACGTTGATAATGAGGCTTTTTCACAGGCGATTTTTGCGGGATTTACTAATCCTCGAATTGATAGCGAGGTGACAAGCAACTTAGATGGGTGGACTCGACCAGGTGCTTGGTTGGCCTCTGATCGTGCTGGCTGGTATCCAATTCAAGCTGCGCCAGGTAGTAGTACATCTGCTACAGATGACGGTGAAATACTTAAGATTAATACGTCTCAGACAACAGATAAGTACCCCGAAGGTTTCTTACTTAGACCTAATGAAGTAGTTATCGCAATGATGGATGTTGAGTTGCGCGGTATTGAACCACTCAACTCTGAGGCAGCAGATAGAGTTTATGGTGCCGTTGATCTCCTTACTGATGGTACAGTCGCCGCCGCTCAGTGGCGTAACTTTGGTAACTACTTATTGACGGAAAGATACTTAGATCTCTTTGCTTTGTTTGCGATTGGGTACGTAGTTGACGGAACCCGAATCATCGCTTCACAAAGCACCCCAGCACTCGTGAATTCGTATAACTGGGTTAATCGTACAGCGTTTTTTAACTCAGGTCCGAGAGCGGTTATTCCGTTTTCGGCATCTTCGGCTCATAGACAAGAACCATGGGATATTAATCCTGGCTGGGAATATTTTTCTGAGGATGAGCGTAGAGCACTGTTCAACAACGACTACGCGGGAGAAACACCAAGACTACTCAGTCGCGGCGGAAATTTGGCCCATAGTAATTTGGGAATCACAGTTCCAATCATGCAAGTGATTGAAAACAAAACGGGCGTGGATCAAGTGATTTCTGAGTACGCGGGGTATGTATCTACGATGGTGCCCTCAGATTGGACCGACGGCTACGACCCTGATTTTCCCCGAAAGATTGTTCGTGCTGACGGTTCTTGGTTTACTCTTCCGGGCCAATGGGCTTCACCCAAGAATGGTCGAAATATTTTATCGGGATGTCGAGTTCATTTTGGGAACTCAAGATTAACCATCATCAAAACGTGGAAGTAACTTTATCATGCCAAAAATTGTCCTTCCTACGTTACCTGGATCAAACGATGATTTGCTGACAACAAAAGAGTTTAGCGAACCTGGTGATCCATACACATTGTCGACGTATGCTTCGTTGCGAAAAGAGAGTGAGGTCAACTCTGGTTTGATGTCTCAAATAAACGGTCGATTAGGTACACCTAACTTTAGCCCCAACGCTGAAATTCAAGATTACCATATTCAGCCGAGACAAGTCAATTTTGCCGGTTCTTCTGGGATGCTCCATAGCTCCACAATTTACGGTAACGGTATACCCGCAAATAGCGCCGACGCTAATTATGTGACCTTGCCTGGATGTTCTTTTCGTTGGTATCAGCCTTTCCCGACGACGGTATCTTTGATGCAGTGGTCCTTTTTTATCAGTTACAACTCTTGGAGAGGTCACTACAAAGATATGGAAGGAGCGGTTCAAATTGGTGCTGAGACTCCGATTTACTTACGTTGCCGCCTGGACAACGCTGATGTCACAGGAACGGCTCGACTGTTAGGTCAAAACTTTTTCCACCCGCAATCACCCGCAGCGATAGACAAAACAAATCAAACAGGTCCAGGCATAAGTACAATTGATTATTTGATTGATAGCTATGGTGGTGACATGCTTGGGTTTCCATCTGAATTAGATGAGGGATTAGAGCCTGATGGTATTAGTGGTTTGGGAACTGATTGGGATTTCTTAACGGCTCTTACTGAGGCGAAACCTACCACATCGGCCAACGACCAACGTGCTCGGGGAGGCAACCCTAAATACGTTCAGACGGAAGCTCATTCTGCGACTCACTTTGACTTTCATCACTCAACGTCATTATCAAAGGGATTCCACGAGATAAGCGTGCAAGCATCGATCGTACCTCCTGAGGGCGCAGGCGTTTATCTACAGAACTTGGGTCGATCAGACGTCACAGGTTTGACGGGTAGAGGTTACTTTAACCTCGTGGGTAAAATCAGTTTGGGTGTCCGTAACGCACGGGTATTGAATTTGTTATAGTTACGTTGGTTTGAGGTTTAGATGGAAACACGAGAAAACATATTAATCCCAAAGTTTCACCCCGTTACTTGGGTTTGTCTTGTCGTTTACTACATTATCTGCGAGTTGTACGGCGGTGATCCTAATCCAGATATTGTGCGAGCAGAATTTGTTACCTTACTTGTAGGTGGTGCTATTGCTGGCGCGTCAATTTATGGTGCGGTTAGCGCGAACCAGCGTCAAAAGGAGGCTTTGGCTCAGAGCGAAGCCGCCATGAAGCTGCAGGCAGAGCAGGAAGCGCAGCGCCGCGAAGACGTAAAAGAGGGGTTCGGTGACGAGGCTGCTACCGCAGATGCAAGGCTTAAGAAAGGCAAGTACGGAGTAGATACTGCGCGGGAACGGGAAATTGGAGAGGAAACGACCAGGGCAGTTCAAGCGGGACTAAAGACAGGTCTTGCGGAATTGGAGCGTGGTAGCGAAGGTAGAATTTCTTCTGGTCGGCAAGAGGAAATGCAGCGAGACCTTATGGTTGCGGGCGCTGACGAGGCAGCTAAAAACGTTTTAGGTACTGCTCGGTTTAGCGAAGAGTTGGCTGAGAATCAACGTCAACGCGACATTGGCATCAAGCAAAACTATACGTCTCTTCTTGCCGGGTTACCTCCATCTCAACTACCTGGAATGATGCAGAACCAAGCAGCTATGTACGCTGGTATGCCCACAGCGGGTGAACGATTTGCTCAATTAGGTATGCAAGGATTGCAAGCGGCGGCAACCTTGGGCGCGTTTGACAAGAAAACACCTACGGCACCGGATACAAATACGGCGATTGATATAGCTGCAGGGACTGACCCAAACGCTCCAGCCGCAACTACAGCGATGCCCGCCGCGCCAACCGCATAGGATTTTAAATGTCTACTTACAACATGGTTACTGTTGCGGCAGCGATTCGAAACAGTCGAGATAGAGCCGAGCTTACAGCGAAAGAACTTACTGACTACGCGATCGAAGAAGGTCTGATTCAACGTACTCAACTCTTAGGTCAAACCGAAGCCCGCCTTCAAGCCGTACGAAAAGACATGTACGCAATGAACGTGGACCGGTTGAAGACAAAACTTCGATATAGAGAAAATCAATCCAAGCTTGCGTTTCAAATCACAAAACTTAGTGCGGACATACAATATGGTCGCAGAAAGGAAATTGCAGACGACCTCGACCAACACATACGAGACGCCAAAAAATTACTTGGGGAGCGAGACGCATTAGACGACGAAACGGTTCGTAACTTAAACCGAGCTTACAACGCTAAAATGGCGGGAACAGCTTCGCCTAACGAAGCTATGGCGAAGATACAGTCACTTGTTGATCTCAACAGATCAGGTGATTTTAAGGACATTGCCAAGCCAGGAATAAAGAAAGGCCATGCCAATGCCATGCGGAATTGGATGCAGGGGATTGAGATTGGAGGGCAAAAAGTCTTTGATATTGACCCGACAACGGACGTAATTAGAAACATTGATGCTTTGAGAAATTCCGAGGATCCAAACAACCCTCTTCTTAAGGTCATGGACCGGGGTCAAATTATCTCGGCTTTTGAGCCTAAGGGTAGTAATTTATTTGACCAATACAACAAGAACGCAAAAGCATCGTACGAAGCCTATACTGGGGTACAAAAAACCTTAGGCGATCTCGAGATCAAATCGAAGGCAATACGGGAGGCGAAAAGTCCAGAAGATTTCACGGCGAAAATGGGCGAAATCAAGGATGAGCTAATCAAGAATGACGAAGCTATCCTTAAAGGTTCGGGGATTGATACCGCAAACTTAGAGCAGCTTACCGAAGAGATGCGAATCTACGACGGTATGAAGCGTTCAGAGAAGCGCTTAGAAGCCCAAGCAGCCGAGCTTGTCAAAAAGAACCCCAGCGTTGCCGTTCAGATTCGAAATGCTATGGCAAGGCGAATGTCGAGTCCCTACATTCGAGCGTGGGCAAAAGACAATGGGTTTGATGAGCTTGGTCATGTGACTGTGAAGGACGGTAAGTACGATCCAGACACTTACATTCCAGGTCGCGATGATCTGGCGGTAGTTGCGGCGTTCAACCGACAAGCCAAGCGCGGTGCTGGTCGGTATGGGTTCAAGAGCATTGGTACGGGAGACATGGTTCAGGTGACGGTTGATGGTGAGCCCGTCGTCGGAGAGCGTTTGAAGTTTCACGCAGCGGATCCGGTGGGTATGGTTCGGATTATGACAGAGTCTGGTGAGGTTGTGACGGTGTCACCGGGCCAAGTCGATCAGATCGTTGTGATTGAGCGTAGGCCAGATCGTATGTCTCCTTTAGAGCAAAGGGCAAAGGGTCGGGCGTATCGCATGGGCGATCAGATTCGCGCAGCGCGTGAACGTGCAGGTGTCGCGGTACCTGGATCAGAACTTGGTGCGAAGGTAATCAAAGGCGGTCCAAATGATGGCAGCTTTGTCATTGATCCCGATAATGGTCGTTACATTGATACCGCAGAGTACAATCAAACCGTCGATGATTTTTTAAACGCAGACTCGATTGTCGGTAAGGTTGTCGACGGGAAACAGTACTTGCAGAAGTCAGTGGACGGAACAACGTTTGAAGTTGTTCCTGGTGAAGGGCTTGTGCCAGTCAGTGACCCCCGTTTGAAAGAGGCAATAACTGCGGCACCGGCACGCCGGGTAGTTGGGCAATTTGCTGTAGAAGGTCAAGAAGAGCCGCAAACTCGACTACTGAACCGCACGGACACAAGCGCCGAGGGTTTAGAGATTGTGATGGAGCCTCTTCGAGGCGAAGAAAACTACAGCGAGGAAACGAAGCAGTACTTTGATAACGCAGAGTCTGCGAAGCGATCAGGCGTAGGTTTAGAAGACTTGGGCTACAAAGCCACGGATCAAAAGTTTAGTTCCCTTGCAGGTCAGACATACAAGAACGAATACAACATTGGCGGCATGAAGTTTGTCGAGTTGGACAAAGCTCCACCACTACCACCTTCGCCCTCAGAAGGGTTGACACCAGGTGTGGACGGGCCAGCAGAGCAACCAACAGGTATGCCAGGTATCACTGAGCAGATTGAAACCGCAGCAGCGCAGATGGAACCCCGCCCTGAAACACCAGAGACAGTTACAGATCAACCAACTGAACCAGAGCGTGTGGATAAGGGTGAGATAGAGGTTGACCCGGTTGCGTCACAGTGGAACATGCAGGCACAATTAAATGCGGCCAAGGGTGAGCCGCCCCCAGCAGTACCCGAAGGGTATGAGGTGGTTCAAGGTGAGGGTCTACGGAAGATCACGGAGCAACCAGCACCTACGCCGCAACAACCTCCAACACCGCCCGCAGACGAACTCGACACCTCCGAGCTTGATTTAGAAGCAATCACGGGAACGCCGCAACCAACGCCAGCGCCGACGCCAACCGCTGCACCGCCTCCACCACCGGCAACATTATCCGACGATGAGTTGGATGCTATCTCTGCTCCTGAGTCAGACGAGGACCGCAAGCAAAGAGAAGAAGAGCAGGCGCGGAGGATCGCTCAAATCCAGGCACTGACTGCTCGGATCAAGGGCAAGGGCAAGGACGAGACGTCTGATGCTGAGCTTCCTGCTGAGTTGGAAGCAGCGTTATCTGCAACGCCTGAAAGTGCCGAGGAAGAGAAGCCTGCCCAAGAAGAGAAGACTGCCCAAGAAAAGAAGCCTTCTGATCCCGTCGGTGATCGACTCCAAGAGGTTGAGGAAGAAGATGAGGTTGCGGCTTCTGTGGGTACTTTAGCTGAACCTAAAGGTGAGATTGACGTACCTCCACTGACACCAGAAGAGAAAGCTCAACGCGACGAGCAAAATAAACAAGATCTTGGGGCGTCGGTACAACGGTTAAAGGACGCAGGCGCTGGTGGCGCTAAGCCGACACCGACTCAGCAAGCTCAAGCTGATGCAGATGCAAATGTTCGAGCCGCTGCTAACGCACTGGCATTTATCAGCGCGGCTGAAAAGGAAACCGAAGAACCAGATGAGGTCAACAAAGACTCAGGTAAGGTGACTTCGGGTGCTGTGTACGGTCAAACACATGCTGATAGCATGAGTAAGTTAAAGGACATGGAAGAGAGACTAAAGCAGTTTAAACGTCAACAAGATTTAAACCAAGCAGTCAAAGAGTCAGGTGATCCACAAGGTCTCGGGACACCACCAACACAATAGGAACAGTCATGGCAAACGGCGAAAAGAAAAAATCAGACCCTACACAAACTTCGTACGGCGACTTTGTCAGAGATAAGGTTGCAAAGACAAAGAAAAAGAAATCTGAAAAGGCTCCAGAAACCAAGTTGTTGGATCAAGACAAAGATAGTGCGTCTGAAAAATTAGCTAAGCGACGAAAGAAGTTTAAGATCAAACCACCAAACTTGAGGCAGTTAGAGCCTGAGCAGTCTGAGGACTTGGCTGATGCTATTGGTGTGTTTACAGGCGGTTCTGGTGGTGAGGGTGAGGGTGAAGCCGGTAGTAAGTCTGCAAGCGGACCTAGTTTAGTGTCTGTTGCCGAGACAATTAAGGGTCGCAAGGAAGCGAAGGAGAAGCAAGAGTTGGCTCAAAAGCGGGCTCGAATTCAGGCTGAGCGTGACGCAAAGCTTGATATGCTGATTGAGAAGTCTTTAAAGGCTTAGTAGGTTTGATTTATGGCTGGTCTACCCAAAGGTTTAAGCTGGACGTCTACAAGGGCTGTGACGCAAGTTCCTGCGGAGATTCCAGAGGGTGAGGTGTCAACGGTTGAAGGAGAACCGGTAGTGGTTTCTTCTGGGACACCAGAACAACCTATTGTAGATGAGCCACCTCAATCGACACCTACACCACCATCTCCCCCGCCTGAGCCTGAGTTATCGGCTCCTTACATACCACCAAACCTTGCTCTGCCTGTTGGAGGGCAAAGGACTCCATTCTCGTTTATTCAGAGGGGGCCATCAGTGATCAAATCACCTGGTGGTGATCAGATGAAACGAGATGTCGAGACTAATCGGATTCTTCAAGCAAGAGACCGTATGCTACGTGCTCGAGGTATTGAGAAGTTAGACCCCCTCAATACAGAAGCTGATCGGTCAGAGTTAGAAAAGTCACAACGTATTTTTGATGCGTTTGGAGCTATGCCGCAAGATCCTTTGAGGTCACTTGGTGTACCTGAAAACGTTTCTCGCGGACTCACATTCGCAGGTGGTTTCGACGTGACTGATGACGAGGGTAACGTTGTTAAGACGGTGCCGTTGTCACCCGCGTTGTTGCGGTACGGAATGGCAAACATTGACGCGAAGATGTCGGCACCCAGGAAAAAAGTTCGAGCCTTAGAAGATGAGTTGGGAGACACAACACAAAAGTTAGCTCGAATGGACGAGATTAAAGATATTCCCCCAATGATTATTGGGTTTCGACTCAAAGGTTTCAGAAACGAAGAGCCTCTAAATCCTCGCCAGGAGGCGATTGCGCGAGAGTATGTAGATAAGCGTGAGGATGGCAGCACGTTTTTTAACAAGCCGCGATTTGAGGCTGATTACGAAAGATTGCAAAAGCAGTCGCAGCAGTTGAATGAAAATCTTGACGTGTTCAAAGAAAACTTAAGGGGTAAGCAGGCGGCGAAAACTCGACTGGAGAATCAACTTCGAGTACTTTTAGGCCAGAAATAAGTTTGGAGTTAGACTTACATTATGGCTGAAACAATTGTCCCAGCAGAGCAGAATTTGTCTAACGATTCTGAGATTGACGTCACGGATATTTCCGCGAACGAAGATCTCGAGTTGCAAGAAGATAACATTGATTTGAAGCCTTATACTTTGGCTGAAACAATTCGGTCGCAACGAGCACTTGCTTTAGCCCCAGATCAGCGAGAAGACTTATCAGGTAGATTGCTGTCACTTCCTGAGATTGTAGATCTGCACAGCAAGCGGCTGGGTATTTCAAAGGCGCAACTCAACCGGGCAGCTAAGAATCAAGGTTTAGATCTAAACGTCATCGTTGAGGGTGTTGGTCGTCAAGGCCGTGACATTAATGAGATCTTCACAGAGTTACAGGACTTAGGTTCCGTAGCATTTGACCCACCTGAAACTCGTATTGAGAAGATGCGAGAGATTCGACGAAAGCGATTACTACCTCAACGTGAAATCGACATTGCTAAGTTAGCGAACAAGCGGATTGATGAGGGCAAGAAAAAGTTTAACTTTAGTCCCGAAGAGCTTGCGGTCGACCGACCGCAAAAGACCGTCGACTTTAAGAAGATCAAAGATCCGTCCAAGCGTCAGGCCGCAGTCGCGGAGCTTGTTTATGACATGGGGTCTGACACGGGTTTGAGCCGTGATCAAATGATCGCTATTATTGCTAATGGTCTGGGCGAAAGTCAGTTGAATCCAACAGCCGTCAACCCTGTGAATGAAGACTCTCACGGTGTCTGGCAGTTCAACCGTCAAGGCTCAGGTGAAGGTTCTGGGTTTACGGTAGAGCAGCTTCAAGATCCTAAGTTTCAGATGGATAAGATCATCAAAGCTGTAGCTGATCGCGATGAACTTAAAGGATTTAGAGACACCAATCTGGATGCCAACCAACTGACCCTGGAGTTCATGCATCATTTCGAGAAGCCTGAATTTGGTAAGGGAAGCTCCAAAAAAGATATTGAAGCAAGAAAGCGTAGGTTGTCTTACCTACCTGCGGCTGAACGATTGTTCGATGCTGCGGAGAAAAACTCACCGAAAGCAAAGAACTTAGCTCGCGTCACCAAAGAAAAGGGTGAGCAAGTCAAGCGAATGATTAACGAGGGGGTCTCGCAAAAGTTTCGGGTCTCAACCGATAGCGAAGCTCCAGGCGGTAACGTAGAAAACGAAATCGCAAAGCCTGGATCAAAGGCGTACCAAGAGATCGAAGAGGATCACGAGATTACGTTTAATCCTGAGGTCGCACGTAAGAAGGGTGGCGATGTCAAGCGTGCTCGGTACATGCAGCAGTTGTTAGCGAAGTATCAGTCGGGTGATTCAGGTGATCAGATTCGAAACTTGTTTGCGGAAGATGCATTTCAAGGCTTGTACTTAGGTGCGGTTAACTACGACAAGGGTGTGGTTGCGGGCAAGCTTGGGATAAGTCCGGCTGAGTTTGAGTTGCGGGCAAAAGACCCGCGATCACGAGAGGGTCAAATCTGGCAAGAGATCCTTCGGGCCAACCGAGATCAAGCAGCTAAGTTCCAAACACTCAACAAGACAGGCGTTCCGGCATTTGTGTCTTACGAGTTTATGGACCCTGACAACTGGATGGGTGAGAGCCGAACAAGTTCGGATGATCCATATTTAAGTCGTCTATTTGATGCGGCTGCAGGAAACCGTGTTGAACTTGTCGGTCTGGATAAAGACAAGATCCCCGTATTCCGAGCACAAAACCACCTGGACTCAGTCGCAGACAAGCTAGATATTTTGCTGAGTATGGGGGCGGGTACGCTTGAGCGGGCTTTGCGAGGTCCAGAAGGCGAGTCGATTGCAAAGATACTTGCGGAAGGTTCGATTCAAGGCGTAAGAGACGCCAGAAACTTTACTAAGTTTGCTTTGTCGACGGAGCTTGCACGAGAGAACGGTATCGCTGCTGTTGGGTTGGGGCTTGTAGGTGTAGGTACTGATGTGATGGCTCCTGACCCCACGATTGGTCTGGCTAAAGCTGCATCCTTGGCCCGTAAAACAGCTAAGAAAGTTGGGCCTATGCTAAATGCCCGGAAGATTCCCAAGGCTTTAGACGAACTAGACGTAGCGGCAACAGAACTAATCGAGACCCAAAAGTTGATTAATCGTGCAGAAGAAGAGATTGCTGCAGGAAACTACGAAGAAGGTAAGGCTCTTTTAGATCAAGCAAAAGAACGAGCGTTAGCTGCGGATAATGCAGAGAGAAACGTAAACGGGCAGTTGCCTCTGCTAATGAAAGAAGTCGATCGAACTGATGGGGTAGTCGCACGAGAACTCGCACGCGATAACAATCTGCTGACTGGCGGTAAAGAAGCTGATGAGTTGACTAAGTCATTGGGTTTTTCTGACGTAGGCGCGAATCGAGACTTCGTGCATCCTGCGTTTGAGCGGATCGAAGTTCGCGGTAGCGGTCAAGATCAGTTGGCTCAACGGGCTGATTTCTTTGACATGAATCGAAAGATTGATCGATTGAAAGATCTTGTGACAAGCGTACAAGAAGGAACCACAGCAAAACCTTATATCCCACTAGTAATGTCCGAATCATTGCGGCCCTTAGGGGATCAGTTTGCAATTGTTCTTACCTCTCGTGGTTTTACTCGTGCTCGAAAAGGTCAGCCTGATGAGGTGACTAACGCCGTCAGGGATCTGTTTGATTTCTTGGGCAGCGCTCGTGCGGCTGACACTCTCGCAAATGACCCAGAGCAGTTTCGAACCAGTCTCAAAGTATTGCTGGATCAGATACCAACCCAGAGACGCGGAAAATCTATCCTCGAAGTTTTAGACGAAGACATTGGCAAGGCAATAGATAGCGCATCTAAGATTGCTAAGAGTTCAGAGAAAGCGGAAGAGACGGTAGACCGAGCTAAAGAGTTGAAGGATGTGTTTAACTCTGTAGCGGCAATCGCAGAGTCTCGTGCTGCAGGACACGCGCTCACTCGAGGCGCGATTGCTGGTGAACGCGGGATTGATATTGTCCCTTCAATCCCTGAAATAGCCAGTCGTTACGATGAAATTGGCACCAACAAGATCTCTGCTGTCGCACTGGATTTCCGAAACGAGCTTGAGCGCGCCTTCCCCGCCCTCAAAGGCGATGCTGCAATGCACATCGCTCGCAATCTCGACGACCGATTAAAAGCTACCTCACGTCGAACCAACGAACCCATTGAAGTCATCTACGAGACTCGCGACTACAACAAGATTATCCCTGACCTCCGACGTAGGCAGGCAGCAGAAACGGGCGAAGCGGCACCTGATGTTGAGTTCACACCGCTTAAGTTTGGCGAAGAGCAGCTTACGACAAAAGAAATAAGAGAGCTTGGTGATGAGATCGATACGGATCTTGAACCAGGCATGGTCATCAAAATTGAGGACGGCAAGCTTACGGTTCGATCTATTGAGTTGCCTGAGCAGCTTCGAAAGAAGGGCATTGCAACTAAGCTATACAAAGCAGCGCTTCGCCGAGCCAAGAGTGAAGGACTTGAGTTTACAAGTGATGCTAATCCTGCGGTTGAGGTTGAGAGAATCTACGATCGGCTGATGGATTCTGGTATTCCAATCAAACGAGTCACACGTAACCTTAGTCCGGGTAAGTTTGAGACTCGCTACACAATTTCAAAAGACGATCTGGCAAAAGTGTCCGACGACCTTTTGACCGTTGTAGACGAAGCGGAACAATTTAAGCGGTACCAAGAACTTTGGATGCCCGATTTTGTATCTGATACACAGAAAACTGTTCGTGCAATGGAGGAAGCTACCACCGTCGAAGACTTTATGTTCGAGATCAACAAGATTGCTCGACATGAATTAGACGCAAAAGAGATGCAAGCCGTAGTTGATTGGCTTTCTACAAAGAAGATTAAGGTTGGGTTCAGGGGGTCTCAGTTTACTTCAACCGACCCCGCAGATATTGTCCAGGCAGAAGAGGCTTTTGCTAAAGCGTTTGCCGAGTACATGGATGGACTGCCGCCACCAACCGATGAAACCGAAACTGTGTTTGATCGTGTGGGCAATCGAATCGCAGATTTACTTTTCTCTGCAAAGAATGCGCGGGCTGAGGGGGCTAACTTTAACCCCACACCTGAAATTGAGAAAGCTTTCGACAGCTTACTCATGAGACAGAAACCAAGCAGTAAAAATGCACCCAATCTATTCCGCGCTATAAAAAGAGCTTTGATTGATGACTTACCCAAGAACTCATCTAAAGATTTCTTACTTAGCATTGCGAGGGAAACTGATCGATTGGGTCAACCGATTTCAGTTGATGAGCTACAGAAACGTGTATCTGATGCTGTTAAGCGACACATGGAGTTGTCTCTTAAAAAGGGCGAAGAAGTTTCGGCTGATGAGATTCGAATTGAGTTGCCTGTAGCTGTTTCACTTGGTGGTTTGTTGTCCCAAACTGGACCCAAAAAATCATTTACATTGGCTGAGTTCAGTCAAGGCGCTTTAAATTACGGTCAACGTAAGCGTCTTGCGAGCGTTTCTGCGACTCGAAACATCGCAGCCGATAGTGAAATTAAAGCCATCCGAGAACTGACACCAACTCAAATCATAGATCAATACTTAGTTGAGACTGATTTGTTTAGAAAGTTTATCGCACGAACTTACTTGGGGTTTGATGCCCTTGAAAACATGCGTGAACTACCGCCAGAAATTCGACAAGCTGTTCTCGCAGGTACTCGAATGACTCAACAAGCTGTAGGCGATGCTGTTGCGCTTGTGTCTGACGGTGACTTGAACAACTTGCTTCGATACTTGACAGGTGACCCCACAGTAAAACTCAAAACAGGCCGACAAATATTCAGTTCTGGGCATAACCATGTGTCTGACGGATTTGATTCTTTCAGTAGATATATTTTGGCTTGGGGCAAAAAGAATCCAGTAGCTTACAACAAGTTAGTCGAGTACTTTGAATCAGGTAAGCTTGGCACTAAGGTTGCGCTTGGAGGTCAAGCGCCAGATATTGCTGAGGCTACAAGGTCTTTTATACTTAGTGACCAGGGCAATCGTTTAGTCAAAGACATTTTTAGTTCTTTGAAACTGGGTCGGTCGGTAAAGACTAGCAAGGATGCGATTCGTCCTGAACATCTACAAGTATTGGAAAATATTTTTTACTACTCAGGCGAAACTCGACGAAAGGGTAAGTATTTTGAGGGTACCAATCGGCGTAAGTTTCAATCATTCTATGACTCGCTGAATCGTCTGTTCCCTGCAAAAACCGCAAAGGATGATCCAGTAGCAAACCGTACTGCAGTTTTGTTTGCGGCACATGGTATGGCATCCAAAGCTCGAAAGGAGTGGGTCAATTTAGGTGTCGCTGTTGACGCGCAAACAGCCGCTGATTTTAAGAAATGGATTATCGGTGAGGGTCTTGAGACACCAGAACAAATGGCGAGAGTTCGTCAGGCGTTTCAAGTTCATGGTTACAACCCAAGGTTCCTGGAGGCTGTAGAGCTTGAAGGTCTTGATGTTTGGGTTCCGCAAGCTGCTAGAGACAAATTAGGATTAGCGATGGAGCAAGCAATTGACAGGACTACCCAGGCAAGGGGGATGGACTTGTTTGCGAGAATTGCTAGTGGTGTCGAGGAAGGCAAAACATTTAAAGACATTTCAGTCGCGTTTACTTTCCGGTACCTAAAAACAAAAATGGTTCGTGGCCATTTCCTCTTGAAGACAAGGTACTTCTGGATGAACACGTTGGACCACTTCAATCAGATGAGTCAGATTGTAGGGTTCCGTCCAGCGTTTATTTCTACCGTGCGCTTAATTCCTCAGTCGCTCGCAACAAACCCACTGGTTCAGACCGCTTTGCTCGGCGTTCAGAGCAGAAGTAAGGAAGATGCGGGTGAGTACTTGCGCGGGCTTTTGTCTAATGCAGGAGACAAGGGTGCTGAGGTAGCGTCAATGATTACGCGAGCAGGTAAGTGGCACGGTTCTCTTGATGCCATGATGGACGGCAGAGAGGGTTTTGTGTTGTCGGCAGGTGTGCCTTATGCCAACAGAGACCTCCGTAGAATTGGTGTCGAGGAAGGGTTAGCTGCTTCGTTCCAAACGGCTGAGTTGAGCACGAAAATTCGTCGGCAAGGCGAGATGTTTTTGGAGGACTACAAAAAGCAAACAGGGGTCAGCAAGATTCTTGGTGCCGACTTAGCGCGTGACTTAGCTAAGGTTGCCGAAGACTTGGCTGAGGGTTGGAGTGAGCGCGAACGTTTTGGTGCCTACCTCACATTAGTCGAGATGGGTGTAGAGCCAAGGAAGGCAGCACGTCTCGTTATTGACGCGCTCTATGATTACGCAGGAACCATGTCGCCTGCGGATAGAAACTGGTTGATTCAGATATTCTTCCCATTCTGGGCCTTCCAAAAGAACGCTAACCGTCAGTTGGTGGATGTCTTGTTCAGCCCGCGTGGTGCGTATCGTTTAGGTGTTTTGCGCCGAAGCTATGATCGGCAAGCTGAGTTCGCATCAGAAATTGCATTCCAAGACATGGTTGATCCGCTTGGAATCAACACAGACATCATGGATGAGAACGAGGTCGAGGCTTACGAAGCGTTGAAAGAAACCTTAGCTGATCACTATGGTATGCCTGTGTCGCAACTGCCCGAAGATTTACGGCGGCAAATTCGCTTAGTCGTGACTGGTCGATCAACAATTTTTGAGAATGGTCGATTGTATCGACAAGACGCACAGGCTGACTTTATTTCAAACCTATCGTATGTTGATCCAAAGACGGGAGAAGAGCTACCTCGATTCTTCAAAGGTCGATTCCCACGATCACTTGTAGAAAAACCATCACGATCAACGATGCCTACCTGGGCGGGAACCCGTGATGCCGGTTTACTCCCATACGCCGTTACCGAGCAAAACAAGATCTGGCATGACTTAATGTCAGCCACCTACGGGGGTGACCGAACGTACACCGCGTTGATGTACCCGGAGCAAAGCTACAAAGCCGCCGCGAACTTTGGTTTTAATCTAGCGTCTTCATACTTCGAAATCGGACGTCAAATTGTTACTGGTGGGGCGTCGTACTTTACGAATGATATTTCAAAGGGCGGTGAACTGTACACATGGGCGTACCCAATGAAGGAGTTGTTACGACCAGAAAGTGCTTTGTTTGTAAGTGACGCGGCTCGAATGGTGGGTATTGCCGATCCCGGTATGCCTTACGAGGTTGCGCCGGTTATGGCTGGACTGCTTCGGTGGATGGACATCGAAGTGTTACCCGTTGACGGAAGAGATGATCCATTCAAAAAGCGACTTGCGTACAGCGAATTTAAACGTCAATTGGCCGCAGGAGAGATTGAAACCTATCCTGATGACCTGTATTTGGACGGTAAGACTTTAGTGCCCGAAAGACGCTACTACATCAACGGTGGTGTTGCTTCATTTGTTATGCGGAACATGTTCCCTGCTTTCGACCAGATAAACACAATCTTTAAGCAAATGGAAAAGTCGCAACCAGAAGAGCTTGCGGGTCTTCGTGGAGACCTACAAAGAACGTTCCGGGTTGTTACGGGTTTGAAAGTTCAAGACATTAACCCTGACAAGGTTGCTCGTGGTGCGGGCTATGAAAAGGCCGATGAAGTTGATGCTAAGCAATTGTTGAAACTCAAGCAGAAACAAAACCTTGATTACCTCAAGCTTGATTTGATTCAAGCAATAGAAGACCCTGAGGTTAGGGAAACTTTGGAGCGGCTGAAAAAGTCTGATCCAGGTGACCAGGAGATCGACCTCTAATAAAAAAGTGTTACAATGGACGCAGCTTTGCGCCAGGAGCTAAAAAATGATTAGACAATTTACTAAGTACGGCTACTCGTGCATTGCTCAGCAACAGGCAATCGGTACGAGCAAAAGCGTTATTTCTGTGACCGGTGAGTCCGACAACAAGAGATCTGCAAATGTGCCGGACGATTGTTTTCTAGAGTCGATTGAATTTGAACTTTCAAGTATCGCATCGACTGACACAGTTACGATGTTTCTTGCTCGAGACTCGGCAGGTAAGAACCCGTTGACATCAGATCAACTCGCTGGCGCGACACAAACTGTAACGATGAGTTCTGCCGGTGGAGCTACAACTGGTGGTGTCGTGTTCACAATTAACAAAGATTATCATTTTGATTCAACGACCACGAACGCAACCAGCGGCACATTGTATGTAGTTGTGAAGGCAAGCGATGCTTGTGACGCGGATTCTATCCGTTTGAACTGGAGAGCATAATGAGTGGTGGATCTAGCACAGTACCGAATGTCTTTGACTCATCTGTTCATGCGAAAGCTGATGGAAGCGTAACTGTTGCAGGAGACTTGACGGTTGAAGGTACGACAACCAGCATTGAAACGGTAAATCTAAAGGTCGAAGACAAGCTCATTGAGTTGGCTAGCGGTAGAACCGGAACTCCTTCGGGCGATGCCGGTATTATTATCGAGCGTGGGTCGGCGACTAATGCAGGTTTAATCTGGGATGAGAGTAGTGATACTTGGGTCACATGTACTACATCAGCTACAGGCGCAAGTACCGGCGATCTTACACTTACAGACGCTGCGTTGAAGACTGCGGCGATCACAGCATCGGGCAACATCAGCACTACTGGCGACATTATTCTTGACGACGGTGGTTCGTTAAAAGAGGCTGGAGGCACCGCAGCGTTCACATTTGACGGGTCGGGTAACGTCACAAAGATTGGTGTCGACACCCAAACTAGCGGTCACTTTCTAAAGTGGAACGGGAGCAAATGGCTTGCGGCAGAAGTTACTGGTACTGTTGCGGGCTCTGTTGCTGCCGATGACATCAGTACGGGCGATGCTGCCGTTACTATTGCGACTACTGCGGGCAATATTACGATTGATGCTCAAGGCAACGATACTGACATTATCTTCAAGGGCACAGACAACAACGCCGACACAACCTTCCTGACCTTAGACGGGTCTGCTGCGGGTGCCGCATCGTTCAACAGCACGGTTACGGCTACTGGTTTCATTATCGGCAGCGCCAACATCAACGAGAACGATCTCGAGTCAATCGACGACGTAACCGCAGGCACCGTTTCTGCATCAAAAGCCGTTGTCGTTGACACCAACAAGGACGTTACCGGGTTCCGCAACATCACTCTCACAGGCGAACTGGACGCTGCTTCACTCGACGTGAGCGGCGACGTTGATATTGACGGTACATTGGAGGCAGATGCCATCACTGTAAACGGCGCGGCTCTCGCAACGTCAGCGACTACGGATACCACAAATGCCTCGAACATTGCTTCTGGTACGCTCAACGCATCGAGAATGGCGGCGGCGCAGACTGCGATCACATCAGTCGTAAATAGTAGCCTTGAGATTGGTCGAGACGCGGACAACCGCATCAAGTTTGGTACCGACAACCAGATTATTTTTGAGGTTGATGGCGGCGACAATGTCATCTTTAAGGCAAGCGGCGAGATCGAAGCCACAAGTCTCGACATCAGTGGTGATGTGGATGTCGATGGTACGTTGGAAGCTGACGCTATCACGGTGAATGGTGCGGCCCTGGCAGCTTCGGCTACGACTGACGCGACTAATGCGTCTAACATTGGGTCCGGTACATTGGCCGCAGCGCGAATGTCCGCAACACAAACTGCTATCAATTCTCTTAAGAATACGAGTCTCGTAGTTGGTCGTGATGCAGACAACTTGATTGACTTTGCAACCGACAACGACATTAAGTTGCGCGTTGAGGGTGCTGACCTGTTCAGCTTTACTGGTGGTAGCGCACTCCCTAAAATGTCTGCGATTGCTCAGAGCGGGACCAACACAAACGGAAAAGCCATCAGCATTCAAGGTGGTTTGGGTACAGGTACGGGCGTTCCAGGGTCTGTTGAGATCCTGTCGGGTATTCCAACCAGTAGTGGATCAAACGCACACACATCTACACCAGTAGCGATCTTTGACACATTCGGAGTTACCAGTAACTTTGGTGGTGTAGCTAACCTTGCGAACGACACAGGTATTGGAGAGATTGTTTACTTCGGTACAGAGGACAGTAACGATACGCTTGCGGCAGGTCGATTGATGTACCTGGCCAGCGATGGCAACTGGAAGTACGCAGACGCCGATACAGAGGCGGCTACAAACTCATTGATTGGTATTGCATTGGGTGATGCCGTGACCGCAGGGATTCTGCTCAAGGGATTCTTTAAGTTGAACAACTACATCGAGGGTAGCTTTGCAGTCGGAGCGCCTTGCTATGTAAGTGAGGCGGCATCAGAGATTGATTTTGCGCGTCCTACAACAGCGGGTGATTTTGTTCGCGTTGTTGGGTTTGGGACAGCAACAACCAATGTCATTTACTTCAACCCTGACAACACTTACATCCAACTCTAATGGCATACACGAAAGTCAACGGTGTCGCAGAAGGTAGTATCGTCAAAGTTGATGGTATTGCCAAGTCATCTATTGTAAAGATTAATGGGTGCGATACGCCATCGTCTGGTGTAAGCAGGGTGTTCATCGGACTAGCTGACGCTCGTGTGGGTCAGGTGCCCATCGCAGACGTAGACGATGTCACTGTGTGGGAAGCAAATACATACCAAGCACGCACAGGTGATAGCTGGGATCTGACAGATATTGCAGTCGGAAAAGATGGCAGCGGAAATAAGATTTATGCAGCCGTAGTCAATGGTAACAACCCAGAGATTATCCACTCCAGCGAGTCTAATTTCTTAGCCAAAAACCAGTGGACCGAGGTCAATGTCACACAAAGGCAAAGAACTATTCTTTGGGGCAACGATGTTTGGGTGACAGCGGGATTGCTGGGTAGTCAGTCAGCTAACCAGCATATTTATCGCAGTACAAACGGGTCAACCTGGAACGAAGTTGACATTTCTGGGCTCGGTAACGTTAGTTCTCTCTATGCAAACGGTATCTATGCTCTCACGTCAGACGGAAACGGTACGTGGTTCATGGCCCTTAAAAACGAGATTTACAAGAGCACCGATGATGCGTCTTCATGGTCTCTCGAGCACACAATAAGTAGCGTTGGCGACAGAATCTGGGATCTAGTTATTACCAACAACACTCTCGTATGTCTGTATCAATCTGGTGGACCTAAGCTCATCAGCGCGGCACTGAGCGACACTACAGATTGGAGCAGCGCTGTAGTAGTTCAAGGTACGGACAACCTTTCTCTCGGGGCCACAGCCAAACGTATGGCTGGTGGAAATGGGAGAGTTGTTGTTATCGACACTTCCAGATCAGTAGGTTTTGACGTAAGTGGCAAAACTATTACGGCACAGACCGATAGAATACAATTACCCGACGAAGGAAACCTAAATTGTATTTGTACTGACGGTCAGGGCAACTGGTATGCAGGTAGCGATGGTGGAAACACTGGTGCTGATGGTGGAGATATTTGCCGAAGCACTGATAATGGCGCGTCCTGGACTCGTATTGTTCACGGGATTACCAATTCGACGTACAAGATCGAAGGCATCGGCGTTGACCTTTACTTACCTCTTTAGGAGAAATCATGAGTAGTGATTTAAAAACTGCGAATTTTGACAGCACTGTTCTAGCGTACAAGATTATCGACGATATTAAGTTAGCTAATGTAGCTGTTGTGGATGTTACTCAAGGTAGCGGCACACTTTACTTTATTGAGGTTGACGCTACGGGTACTCAAAACCATCAGTACTTGAAGCTAAAGTTTACCACTAGCGAAATCACAGTAGGTACAACGACACCTGACTTTGTTGTTATGTGTGCCACTAATCAGAGGTTTGCAGTTAGCATTCCTGGCGGCGTACCATTCTCAAGTCTGAGCGCTTGGCTAACATCATCTCAAGAAGATAGCGCAACGGCAAATTCAGAAGCTACAGCACAAAGATTTACCAAAGTTCGGTTTATCACTACCTAAGGAGTTACCATGCCAGGTTTAAGCACACTATCAATTCCTAAAAGATTAGCTGAAACCGTACTTATTGATACGACAACAGACTCTACGGCAGAGAATAATGTCTTTGATGGGATCACTTTAGCCACCAAGATTTACTGCCTTAAGATAGACAACTCTGCTATCAACGCGGTCTCTTACTTAAAAGGTCAAATTAGTAGCGGTCAATCATACGATACGGCAACTGCACCAACGATTCGCCTATACGCACCAGCTAACCAAGTTGTTGAATATTATTTTCCGACAGGTTGGCCTGCGAATGAGCTAAGCGGAAGCGACAAGTTTCATTTCATCGGAACATCGACGGACTCAAGTACAGGCACCCAAGCTGATCCAATTGCACCAGGAACTCTCAAGGTAACCATACTCGCAGGAACTTAAAATGAAGAACTTTATCGACAAACTTTTTTGCTCTCAAAAGCGTGTCTCTTGGCGACGACTTGCTGTTTTGTCTCTCGGAACCGCATTGCTGGCAGCAGGTTTGCTTAGCGCTGAGCAGTGGCTCTATCTTAGCCTTGCTTATATTGCTGGCGATTCCGCAGAAAAAGCAATGAGCGCACTCTCTAAGAAGTAGGTGATTAGTGGCGATAGCCTTATCGAGCACAGGATTCCAGGACGCGGTTGACTACAAAGTCATCGTATGCACTGGTATTGACGCGATCACACCGCAAGTGAACGTAGCTAATACGTCAGGCACATTGTACGAGATTATCCTCGACTCGACGAACTCATCGGACAATGTGAGCTTGCACGTTTATGATGCTCAAGTTTCGTCTGTTGGTCAGATTGCAGTGAAGGGAAAAGCTGGTTCGATTAAAACGTTCTGTATCCCTCAAGGCTTTGCTTTCACGGAGTTAAAGTTTTACGTCAGTCTGATTAGTAAAGCTGCAGATAACACAGCTTTTGCGGGTAGTGTTGATGTTCGTTTGGTGTGTGGGTAAAGGGCTATGGCTGTAACTAAAACAACTACGATCACAGCATTAGCGGGAAATCTGGTAGTTGATTTTACGGCTGACGCTACCTCGGAACCCAACATTACAGGTAACTCGTCAGGTAAGTTTTATCTGATTGAGATCGACAATACCGCAAACGCAAGCAGCCTTGCTTATGTGAAGATACGGGATTCAGGATCAAACGCTGTTCCAGGTAACGCATCAACGGGTATTCCGACCTGGCAGTTTGTTGCTCCCAAAGGCGCTAAAATTACATACACATTTCCCGAAGGGCAGGATTATTCTGCCGGTTTAAACATGTGGTGTGTCACGAGCCCCGCACATCAGAACACAAACCCCCCGTCAAATTCGGTTGTGGTGAAGATTATTGCTTCGTAGGTATGAGGATGTTGAACATGGAACCAGTGACATTAACGGTTATCGCAGTTGTAGCTTCTCTGGGTGTGGGGTTCGGTGCTGGGTGGGGGCTCAAGCCTGACGCAGGTGTAAAAGCCTTAGAAGCGCAAACAGAAGCGATTGAAGCATTGAATGATGGCAACCAAGCGCTCGTCGATAAGGTGCAAGAGGTTGCTGTGGAAGAGGCAAAAAGAGAAACTGTTATCGCCAACAAGCTCACGGACCTGCCACCTCCATGCATCAAGGAGGTTGGGGGGGATCCCATGTCTCTGCAATGCATGTGGGCATTGTGTATTCGTACTGGTGAAACAGACAAGCAACGATGTGAGCCGTCTAAGTTGACGGATAAGCTACTCGGGTCTTATAGTTGTTCTGAGCAGTAGTTTAAGGGGGTACAATGGAACTTAAAGAACTAGCTGTACCTGGCGTGACTTTAGTTTTTGCTGCGGGTATTTCTTTCGCTTCTTTTGAGTCTGCTGCTCAGGACGTTGATGATCTCGACAAAAGGGTCACAGTGCTCGAGGCAGGGTCGAGCAAACAAGAGGTAGTCGATGTCAAGATTCAGGGCGTGGAAAAACGTCTTGAGAAGATGGAAGATATTGTTCAGAAAATGTTGGAGAACCAACAGCAACAAGCGATTAACATCGCGCAAATCTGTCAAGCCACCAACGCTGACTGTAGTTCCTAAGATGCGTCCAATACTTCTCGATTACGTTGAATCTTTAGGGTACGCTGTTTTTGAGTCGGGTGAGTACAACCTGAACATTATCGGCATACGAAGCAAAGATCACAAAGCAAATAGCTTTGACGACCGCATCTGTGTTGTGTTTCGTGATGAGCAAGGGTGGATTACTCGGACGTGGGAATGCACAACCGAGCCAGGTAAATACTGGCTAGAGAATCCCACGAATGTGAACGGAACTGCTATTCTTGTGCCCGGTCAATATCGATCTGTTTGGAAGATTGATAAGCACCAAGGAAAGTACGATGCGCTCTGCCAGAGGAACGGCACGGTCAAGACTTACCGGGACAGCAATAAAGACGACATTATTGATCTTGATGTACAGTCTATTACTGAGGGCTATTATGGCATCAATATCCACAAGGCTGGATCAGCGTCTACGCAAATAGATAGATGGTCTGCGGGATGCCAGGTTTTTAGCCACAGTTCGGACTTTGAAGAGTTCATGAGCATCTGCTATGCGGCGCGGGAGAAGTGGGGTAACAGCTTTAGCTACACGCTTATTGATGAACCGGAGTTCTAATGGAAGCGTTAGTCGAATCATTGTTAGACGACGGCCACTTAGGTGTCTTCGCGGCGTTTCTGATCTATCAGTTCATCACTATGCAGAAGCGATTGGACAAGCTCGTAGAAGGCTTCCAGGAGCAGATTGAAGAGATTCGTAAGGATTATGACGATCGCACTGAGAAGATGCGAGAGAGGTACGACCGGGTAATTCAGGAGTATCGTGACACTAACGACAGTCAGTCCAAAGACTTTTTGATTGCTCGAACCAAAGTACACAATGACATTGTGTCTCGACTGGACCGAATTTTAGATCGAGACAAGTAAGGAATACAGTCATGCCATCAACAGCAGAAACACCTGAGCCTGTCGACATCGCCAATCTTGATATAGGGCCTGAGCCGCCGCAGCTTTCAGAAACGCTGGGTGTCGCGTCGGACATCACGGCTGCTGCTGATGCGGCCAAGTCGTTGGGCGGTGACCATGCACCCGTGGTCGCAATTGCTTTGGCAGGCATGGCTGTGGCTGGTGGTTCAAAGGCTTTCAAGCTGTACCGTGACTGGGCTGAGCAGAAGCACGAGCGGGAGATGAAGAAGCTGGAGATCGAGTCTCAGAACCAAGGTCTCGAGGGTCAACAACCTCCCCCGTGTGCAGCTAAGTGTGCTGCTATGCAGGCAGAGATTGAAGCCCTTAAGGCCAAGCTGGCAGGCATTGAGAAGAAGACATCCAGCATCTCTGCTGACTTCGATGGCGACGATGTTGATCGTAAGATGAAGCGGATGAAGAAGCGCGTTGATGAACTGTTCGAGATCGTTGAAAAAGCTTAGCCCCCCACCCACATCGCTTGTCCCATTCTCGGGGCGTGAGCATGGGCGATTCCCACCGGGTGGGGGGTCCACTTTTATTCGTCTCTGATAATAACTCGATACGAAAGATCTAATCCCTCTTCTTCCTGTAGACGATTGCAACCCATTGCAGCAATCAGAAAGAATGATTTTGCATCCATGTTCTTAGGTTTCAAACTTGCCGAAGTTGAGCATCCCAAGGACTCTCGAATGTCATACACCGAGCAAACACCAATCGCTCTACCCTCACTGTCAGTCGAGTCAATTAAGTAGTCGCAACGACCAGTTTCATCGTGCGGCAACTTTGATTCAATTGTGTTCAGACGACGACAACAAACACCGCACATAGTGCATGGGTATTTCATCAAGCTTCTGGGATGTCGTGATAAAACAAGTCCGCAGTGCGGTCTAAAAGATTCTCTGATGCTTCTGCAGGATCGTCACCTACACCCACCGCAATACGGACCCCTCCGATAAACAATGCAAATCCACCGTCGACTGTACCGACCTCGACATCGTCGAAGCCCAAGTCTTCTAAAGCAAGTATGAGTTGTGCGCCGTTAATCACTACAGTGTTGTGAATCTCAAGTTCTGCGGTAAAGTCCATGACGCTATTGTAACTCATCTCTTAGCCCATCTTCCAGGCCCTGTACGCGCATTGATTCGAACACGCTCCCCTAGATCAACTAAACAGGCCACCCAAGCTTCATAACGGACAGGCTCGTTGAAAGATTTTTTTGTCGACGACGAGAAAGCTTCCGACAAACCCTTCACGATTCGCATTGTCGGTAGTCGTTGGCCGGATTCGATTCGACTAATCTCTGCTTGAGTTAAGCCCGACTCTCGAGCTAGATCTGCTTGGCTCCAATTTCGAGCATCACGATACTTTGCAATCGTCTTCGAAAATTGATTCACTAATTCTGTTGGCATAACAACTCCAATCACCGTTACGGTAGCACGATTAACACGATAAATCAAGTATTCCACTTGACGTAACGGTAAGCCCACCATAAGATCGAATGAAAGAGGTCCAGATGATTGACCAACCCGAATTAGAATACGTAGTAAGAACATTTCAGAACGACGAACAATTCATGGGCGAAGTGGAAGCTTTGATTCCTGGATGCATGGTCTACTTACGTCGCGACGGTAAACGTTGGGCGCGACTTAAAAACGTAAACCCAGACTATCTTGATGCACGAGATGAGTGGCGAATCAAATCACCGCTACACGCTGCGTGGCTTGTTGAGCGAATGCTGAACCACTTAGGGGTTCGATACTGGTGCCAAGCAACAACAGGGTCAATGATTGTTCAGCCCTGGTCTAACTCACCAGAAAGTCGCCTTGAGCTTCAAGTTGAGGGTGAACGGTTACTGGACCAGTCTATTAGCCGAAAAGAAGTTCGTGAGTACGTCAGAGACCTCGCAACACCGTATCAACTTATGGGTGTTGCTTGGGCACATTCAAGGCCATACGCGATGAATGTCTGGGCTTGCGGGTCAGGTAAAACCTTGGGCGCTATTATGTCCTCGACTGCGAGAAAGGGTGACATTGTAGTTGTTTGTCCAGCCAAAGCACGTCATGTCTGGTGGAGCCAAGTACAAGAGTACACAAACATAAAGCCATTTCGAGTACGGCCTAAAGCTGAAATACGAAAGAAAGATCAGACCTTTGCGGAGTACACCCAAGAGTGTCGAATGGAAGGACGCCGTCGCTTCGTGATTGTTGGAGCCGAGTCTATCGCTGATAACGTAAACCTTATTCGAGGCATGGAACCCCGCATAATTATCTTCGACGAGATCCACACCCACGGCAATAGTAAACGTTGGAAGGCTGTACACAACGCTAACGGTACCGTTCGTTTTGAGAAACGCAAAACATCTGCCAGCAACAACCCAAACTCTGCCGTCAACCGACACGCCCGCGCCGTCTCCATCATGGAGGTATCGCGAATCGCAAGCGTTCAACTACGCATCGGACTGACAGCAACGCCACTCGACGACGGTCGACCCCGCCGCCTTTGGTCCCAACTTGATCTCCTTGCTCCTGGTGGGTTCTCACACAGCTACTCCAACTTTGCCCGCAGGTACTGCGCTGCACGTCCTGGCACCTACGGTGGCCTCGACGATGGAGGATCTTCGAACATAGAAGAACTCAAAGCTCGATGCTCATTCATGGTGCATGAGGTTCCATACAGCGAGTCACACTCGAGCCTACCCAGCACACGAGTACAAGTCGACTACCTGACAAATTCAGAGTTGAATCGAGCCGACAGGTTTAGCGACGACCAAACATTCACTCAAGCAGTGCGGCAAATAAACCGTGAGACGGGGAAAAGTCATGACGGTCGGGAGCGCGTCGTTGAGGTTCGTCTTGCGGAGGCTTGTAGCCGCAAGCGTAAGTATGTGATTGAGGAAGCTATTGAGGGTCTAAAGGGCGGGGGTAAGGTGGTAATCTTCACTGCTCGTAGGCGAGAGACGGAGTTGTGGGCGCATCAATTGCGTAACCAACTATCGAAAGGTGATGAGGCGCAGAAGGATGTGCCTGTATGGATGGCTCATGGTGGTGTACCCGAAACAGAACGCGATGAAATGGTTGATGCTTTTCGTAGTAGCGATGGGGCTTGTTGTCTGGTGGCTACAGGACAGAGTGTGGGTACTGGCGTAGACGGTATGCAAACAGCAAACCTGGCCATCTTTGCGATGCTTCCGTGGAAGCCTGGTGACTTTGTACAGTGGAAGGGACGGTTTGATCGTCTCGGTGGTAGCCCCACACTACTCAAGGTTGTGGTCGCGCAAGGAACATACGACGAGCGTGTGGTTCAGATTCTTGTCGACAAGTTTGGCCCTATCGAGACCTTCTTGAAAGCAGACGAGCTTGATGGTTTGGGGGAGAAACTATTGGGTATGGAAGACGAAGATGCCCTTGTAAGCAGCATTATCAACAAACTGGAGGTAGCATAATGGACCTGAATGACGCCCGATTTCACCGCAAGGTTATTCCTTGGAGAAAGCTTGAGGCTGAGGGAATCGAGCCGCGCAAAGTAATGAAGGAAGCCCAGAAGCAGAAGATGTGGGTACTGGCTCGAAAGGCTGAACACCGCTGGCAAAACAACTTGAGGTTGGCTGAATGAAAAAGATTCTCATTGATGCAGGTCGTTCATCACGAGGTTGGTCACGTATCGGTACCTTTTCTCGATGTCCGCAGTTGTTCGCTTACGGTCAGCGACTCAATCTGACTATGATCCCCGCTCACGCTTTGACTCGTGGCAGCATGGGACACATCCTCCAGGCGCATCAACACGCCATCTGGGGGGCTGCTTCCGAGGAAGGTGTCTGGGTTGATGAGACATGGCACGATGATCCCACTGTGTTTCTCGAGCCGGAAGAAGCCGTACAGATGTGGTGCGATACCAATGGTGGGCATGAGCACTTGGAGCGAATGCTTGAGACGTTTGAGCGGTACATGTCGGAGCATCCTGAGCCTCCGGGTAATGTAATTAAAGTCGAGTACCCAGTGACTGCTGTGCTGGGCAACAAAGATAACCAATGGGGTTTGTGGGTTGTTCACCTGGACGACGCTGACTTTGATCGCCGCGCCGTAAAAGTGAAAGCTTGGGATGGCGGCATCATTCAGCCTACACCACTGAACTGCCCTGGTCATCCAGAATCAGGACAAGCGTTGGTTCTTACCAGAAGACTGGACATGGTGACAAAAGAGAAGAGCGGTCGCACATTTATCTGGGATCACAAACATCAGGCAAGAGTGCAAGCCAACAAAAGCGTGGACGGCTACGCGATTGATGGTGGATTCGCTGCATTCAGAATCATGGGTAAGCAGATGTACGGATCAAACTTCGGCGGTCTGGGGCTCAACCTGATTCAAACGCAGTCGCCCTGGAGGGTAGCGAGACCTATGGTTCCAGCGACACCTCATCGAGACGCGCACTTTGCTGAGATGCTTTGGAGAGAAGAGCACCGACTGGCTCGGCTTGAGGTAGACTCGCCAAGCTTCTGGGACTGGCCCAAGGTACAGCACGAGACTTCCTGTATTGGAAGGTACGGCGCGTGCCCAGGCATTAAGTTTTGTTTCTACGGCGATGCTGCCAAGACCATTTAGGAGAGGTCATGATTACAACTAACGAACATCCACATGTGATGATCACCGTATACGGTAAACCCAAACAGAAGAAGACCAGTGATGCACTGGCCGCATTTCCGAGAGCTTTGTTTCTTGGTGTGCCGTCAGCGATAACGCTGGTCGCACAGAACGAGTTGGGGTTCACACCATCAGTTCACTCGGACTCACCAAAGAATTTGACTGAGCTTGTTAGTATGCTCAAGAGTTTTACGGAGATGGACCAGACTGACTACGACGCCTTGGTCATCGACGACACGAGTCACTTGTGCCAACGCTCCATGGTTGAGTGGCAAGAAGCGGCCCCAACTGGGCGAAGCGGCAAGAAAGACAAGTTCTTTCCGTACCAACAATTGAGTCAACATCTACTGGAGATCGCACACACTGCGCGGTACCTCAATGTTCACTTGCTTATGAACTTTCACGAGCGCACACCGGGCACAAATGCGGAGGGTAGATTTTGCCCTGGTGGTCCTGATGTGCCTTCGCGTAATCAAGTTGAGACCTTACCGTCATGGTGTGATATAAATGTTCGCTCTATGATTGATCCTACGTACCCAGATCCTTGGTTCCCAAGCATTTACTACTGCGATCCGACTAACCCTGAATGGGTGACGGGGGATCGAACAGGCACATGCTCGGCCAAGACACCGGGTAACTTGAGAGAGATTCTGCGTGCCAGCGAAAGCAACTATCAACTGAGCCGTCTTCCCGGTCTGGAATGGCAAGATGAGGTTGCAGAATCTGTAGCAAACGCTATGATTGAAGGTGCTGCTGTTCAGGAAGCTATCCAGTCAGCAGTGTCAGGTCGGACTGACAATCGGTTGCATCTTCGTTGGGCGTGTCAGGATGGCATTGCTCGTGGCGTTTTGAGGCAGCAGAGCACACAGTCTTTATTTGACTTCTCGGAGCCTGAGACAAACAAAGCTTCATCTCCGAGTCTTCCACCGCCACCACCAACTAAATAAACAAAGGAGTCACAATGACTATCAAGGTAGCAGGCAACGCATTTCAAGGTATTAGCGCTCTGGGTTCTTCGGTTCCCGAAGCAGGGTTCTACGAGGTTAGTATCGTAGGACTCGAGCGTACTGGAAATGACAAGCCAACAACACGACGAGTGTACGTACAATTCGAGAACGGATTCAAGATGTTCTCGTTCATCAGTGTTCCGTTCGACGATAACGGCACTATTCTTTCCGACTTGAGCGAGAAGCAGATCCGTGGTCGCATGGCTGTGCTTCGCTCGATTCTGGAGTCATTGGGTTACAGTGCGTCAGACATCGAAGGCGCGACTGAGATCAACACCAACTGGTTCCTGACAAGCCAAAACCAAGGCCGCAAGGCTTACATTGAGTTTGTCCCTGGCCAGAAGGGAGTTCAAGGCTCTTACAATGAAATTGGAAAGTGGCTCAACAAGCAACAGTACGAGGCTCTTAAGGGTGCCGACAACAACACAGGGACAACTAACGCTGCACCTGTGGTTTCCAACGGTGCTCCAGTTCCTCCAGCGGGTGTTTCCTTGCCCCCGCCAGCCAGCGCAGCGCAGGGCATTGTGAGCTAACTCAAGTCGTGTAACCAAGGGCACCTGTGCCCTAAGGGCCGAGCAGGAAGGCATGTCGGTGGTTGAATAGATGCCTTACTTTTTATGACCAAGAATCCAAAACAATGCGGTGCCCGTTGCGATGAGTGTCCTCTCGGACCTAACGGCGCACTGCAAAAAGATGAGTGGCGTCCAGTTACCGGTGAGTTCCATCCAGGAGCAAAGATACTTGCACTGGGTGAGGCACCACGGGCCGAAGATGTTTTGGGTGGTAGACCCATCATGGGTAGCGCAGCCCCTGAGTGGGCAAGGTTTCTATCTTCCGCAGGATGGAACAGAACACACGTAGATCTGGACAACGTCATTGCGTGCAAGCCACCGGGTAAAGAGGGTGGAGCTTGGAACCGAATGGAGAAGTCTCTTGATCGGTTGAACAAGAAGCGCATCGCGAAAGGACAAGATCCGTTACCGCATCCGATTGATTGTTGCAGACCCCGACTTGAGTCAGTGATCAATCAGTACAGCAACTTTATTGCCTTTGGTAAGACCGCAACTCGAGTGTTGTCCGGTCAGTCTTCGAGCATACACGCTATGCGTGGTGGTCCTATGTACATCGATGACAACTGGCAGTGGTCTCTTGAGCCAACGACAAAGAAGATGTTGGCTACCTTTTCTCCTTACTATGTGACGAGAGCCCCGAACTGGAGGCCCGTCATTGAAGCTGACGTATCCAAGGCCCGTCGCTGGTTCGACGACACACTCCGTTGGACGGAGCCAGACTCACAGATGAACCCGACGCCAGAAGAGCTTGAGGCATTCCTGGCACAACCTGCCCCATTCTGGGCATACGATGTTGAGACTGACGGCATCGAACCACTGGAGTGCAACCTCCGCACGATCGCCATTGCTATCCCCGACCTGGACGCTGAGGGCAAAGCTGCACGCTCCACCCCTCACCAGGTTTCAAAAGCTATTGGTGTTGGTATCCTCTCAACTGATGGGGTCACTCGCATCTACCCACCAGAACAAGAACGCCGTATCCGTGAGATTCTACGCAAGGCTTTCACTGACGGTCGAGTCTGGGTAGGTCACAACGCTGGCTACTACGATCGAATGGTTGTCGAGACACAGTTTGGTGTCACACCTGCACCTTTGGTAGACACACTATTTCATGCCCGGTTTAGATCTCCTGACTTACCAAAAGGTTTGAAGACGATTGGCTCTGTACTCACTGATGTTGAGCGTTGGGAAACAACTGAGAAAGGGACGAAGATCTCAACGGGCAGTCAAGACGATACAGAACTACTCAAGTACAACATCATCGATACAGTAGTGAACGCACGAATCACGGTGCCATTGATTGATGCATCTGTTGAGATTGGTGCATTCAATGATTTGAGTCACCAGTTTAAACCGAGTCACTGGGGCATAGAGAAGCCGTGGAACTTGAACGAAGTTGATCACGCTACACAAGAGATGTGCGTTGGAATGCACAAGGCGGGCGTTTGGATTGACCAAGAACTACGAAGCTCGCTTGAGTGTGAGTATGAAATCTCAGTCCGCAAACGACGCAAAGAACTACAGCGGCATGTAGGCGCTGACTTTAATCCTGGTAGTGTGGATCAGATTCGCAAGCTTCTTTATGACGATTGGAATCTGGGGATTCCTGCTTCGATGTCAGCGAATGAGTTTTATACGGAGACAGGCGCTCCAGGTACAGGTGACGCAGTAATTCGTGGGCACCTCGCATCGGGTCAGTTGAGCAGTAATCAAGAATCATTTTTGAAAGAGCTTCGCTTGTATCGTCGGGAAAAGAATAAGATTTTAGGTACCGTGTTGGTTCCGCTTAGGCGCAGAAGCCAAGACCCTAAGAAGGGTTTGGTACCTGAGGATGGTCGCGTAAGGTCCACCTGGAATGCTCACGTTACCAGTGTAGGAAGGCTATCAAGCTCCGGTCCAAACCTCCAGAACATCGGAAACAGAAAAGGTCAGGGGCGATTGAAGTCTGTGTTCGCCGCGCCTCCTGGACGCATACTCGTTGGTGCTGACTTGGATCAAGCACATCTGCGAATCACGGCGTGCTACTGGAAGATACCGCGACTACTGGAATGCTTTGCTACAGGTAAAGACCCGCACAACTTGCTCGCTTACGACGTTTTCGGAAAAGACTTTAAGAACGCAAGTGGGTGGGGGCCTGATGGTTTTAGCCTAAGTCGCAAGCCTTCGGGTGGTGAAGCCAAAGCGATGCGAGATGTCATGAAGACTTTCAGATACGCATCTATCTATTGGGCAGATCCGATGACGGTCTGGCAGGTACTGACCAGCACAGAAACTGATGACGGTAAGATGCCTTACTTGAAGTTCGAGCCGAGGGAAGTCCGTCACTTTCACAACAAGTGGTTGAAGGCTGAACCCGAATGGATGGATGCGTGGAACGACATGCTGAACTTGTACAGCCGACAAGGGTTTATGGAAGAGCCAATCTTCGGTAGGCGATCAGGTCCATTGTCTGACGGCAAGAAAAATGAGGTCGTGAACTTTCCTATCCTTGCGGCTGAGTCGTCCATCATGAGACTGGCTGAGCAAGCTGTGATCGGACAGTTTCCATTTGACTACGCGGGCAAAGGCACCGGCATGATCCATCAATGCCACGACTCGATTGGCGTTGAAATACCACTGCCTGATTATCTACCACCAGACTGGAAACCAGTGAAGGGAGAGCCACTGCCTCCTGAACTAGAAGAAGCCAGACGAATAGTAGAAGAGTCAATGACTGTGACTGTCCCTGGATGGGATGTTAAGATGACTGCTGAGGGTGAAGTCGGACGCAGCCTCAAAGACATTTAGGAGAGGAAATGAATCAATCAAGATGGTTCTTGGCGCACACTCGTCGCGAAGACCCGATAAACATTGAGCAGTGGTGTATGAAGATCGGAAGATCTTTGGTACAGAATGGCTGGGAAACCAAGGTGGTTGCCGGTCGGGACGACTACGACACTCGAGCAGCAGCACTTGGTGGTTGGAAAGCTTGGTGCCATGACGTACCGCATGGGAAAGACTTTACAGGTTCTCCTATGTTTCATGGGGTAATTGTTCCTGTGTTCTCAGATGAGACTGAACCCACTGTAGGAAAAGCTACAGCACAAATACTAGAAGGCTTTCTGTCTGCGGGTAAGCACGTATACTCATGGTGTCCTGCGACAGATAAGTTTAGTCAGATTGAAACAGTCGAGGTCTTACCTGATGAAGACTGGCTTGCATGGGCACGGTTAGACTTTAAGTGTTGACACACTGGTAAGACTGACATAACTTAAACTTGAATCAAGCGTAACTAGGAGGTTCTATGTCTACGCGACCATACGTCGAGCACGTTCACAGTAACTTGAAATCGCCTCGACCCAACGGAGATGCATGGGGCATCGAACTTGGACCAAAAACTCTACTTGTGGGGTCGAACACAAGTCACAAAAGCAGTGTCGTTCAATCGATTGAGCTTGCTCTTGCAGGCTCTGCCGATGATGTCATCGGTCGTAGTATAGTTTCTGATGCGGCACTTCTTCTTACTCTTGCACCAGGAGATGAGCTTGGCGTTACGGCGAGACTTAGTGATGGCTCTACGGCGAACTACAATGCGCGTAGAGAAGACGGTAAAGTTAAGCGTCCTCAGCATGATGGCCCAGGCACAAACAGCCTGGTTCACCGCTCGGTTGCAGCGGCGCTGTCAGGATCAGCAACAACAGCACGTAAAGCCTTCCTGGAATGGTCGTGTGACGACGTTACCCGTGACGACGTTTTACTCAGTCTACCAGAAGAGCTACATAATAAGTACGCAGACATCGCAAAGCACCGAGGCAAAAACTTAGACGAGACTAAAACACTCATCGAAGTTTTGAACTACGCGAACTCACGGGCACGCGAGTTGTCCAAAGAGATCAAGGGCGCAGAGATTGTGCTCGAGAGTATCGGAGACACGCTTGATGCGAAGCCATCAGATAAAGACCTCGACAAACTGAGGTTCGCTGTTGCCGAAGCGCGTGAGATTCTTGATGTCTCTATCGCTCAGTCAAATGGTGGTCTGACACTCGAAGACAAGAACAAGAAGATTGCTGAGCTTACAGAGAAACGAGACGCTTGGATTGACTACAAAGCTCAAGCGGAGTTCTCGATTCGAGATCTTAAGTCTCAGCTTCCTCACAAGGGAGAGAACGTCGATGGTGCGATTGCTATCGTTGATGTTGCGGTCAAGCATGAGTTGGCTGTGTGTCCTGTGTGTAGTTCTCGTGTTGGTCTCGACCACTTGAAGAACTGCCAAAGCTTCTACCAGGAGCAAAGCAACACATGGGAATCACAATCGAGACAGTTGCTTGAGTCAATCAAGGCTGCGGAAGAAAGGTCTAAAGGTTGCGACAACAACATCGTTGCGTTGGATCACGAGCTTAGAGAGATCGAAGACACACCACTCACAAAGGTAGACTCTCGTGTTCTCCCCGTGCGTGATGCTCAAGATCGCTTGGAAGTTGCAATGACTGCGCTTCGTAAAACAGAAACCATCAACGATCGCTGGTCAGATTTGATTGGTGCTCAAGAACGGATTCAGTCTTTTCGTGTGGACCAGGAGAACTATCGGGCACTACGCATTGCGTGTGAGCGTTCGATTGGATTCTTGCTCGGTGAGAAGGCGCGGACATTCAGTGAGTTGGTTCAGCGGTTCTTGCCTGACGCATGGAAGTTCAAGATTGAACTAATGGATGGTGACCGAGAAGTTTTCCGTATGGGCTTTGTACGTCACGGCAAGCTTCATTGTGCGTTGTCAGGTGCTGAGTGGGCCACGGTGATCACTGCCGTTAGCATGGCTGTTACATCGAAGATGGCTAAGGATAAGCCTGCTGTCCTGGTTCCTTACGATAGAGCTTGGGACACTCGGACACTGTCTGCAGTCATGCGGGGCTTCCTCAGCTTCGACGGCCAAGTCGTCATCGCAAGCACCGTTCGACCAATGGGACGTCCTCCAAAAGGATGGACAATCATTGACATGGACGAAGTGAGTAAGTCCTGGGTCGAAGGTGAAAAGAAAGTCGAAGAGAAAGCGAAGCCAAAGAAGGCAAAGAAAAAGCCTGAGCGACGTAAAGTTCGTAACGAAGGTGGCCTGAGCGTCATCAGTCGAAGCGCACGGAAGCTACAGGAGATGGGCTACGCAATCTCAGACGTACTCACTATGAGTAAGGAAACGGCGCAGCATTTGATTAGCAACAACATTCAGCCTGAGCTTGTTGAAATCCAATCTGATGGTGGATTCAAGATTATCAAGGCCGATAATGTGTTGCCGATCTCGCTGCCGCCGAGTCCGTAGTAGGTGCTTGGAGCGGGAATCGAACCCGCATGGCTAGTCGCCGGGAGATTTTAAGTCTCCTGTGTCTACCAGTTCCACCACCCAAGCAGGGGCTGGGCACGATTAGTGCTCAGTCACCTTGTAACTAGTCACCGAAGTGAACCCGTAGCCGTCAATCTCAAATGTCGGAGGGGTTCTCCACCCACCTGAGTCAGAAGGCGCAGACTTGATAATGTCCATTGCAGCATTGAAATCCTTGTCGCCGGTAAACACAAAAGTCTTTTCGCCTGAGTTACTGAGTAAGTATACCGAGCGAGTCTTCGGTGGGGCCGGTGGCTTTGGTGCAGGCTTTGGTGCAGCTTTCTTTGCTGGAGCTTTCTTGGGCGCTGCCTTCTTAGGTGCAGCCTTCTTTGCAGCAGGTGCTTTCTTGGTTGCGGCTTTAGGTGCCGCTGTTTTCTTCGGTGTCGGCATGGTTCCTCCTATTGCCTTGAAGGTAAGTATAACAGGGTGTGCAAGATCGTGGTTTGACACGGGGTGGTGCAGGCCGATAGTCTTGTCTGGTTGGTGCTTCGCACCAGGAGTCTTCATCTCATCTTGGGGTGAATTGTTTTTTGTTTGGAATTGATGTTGCTTATGTAGGTGGTTCGCATGGAAACAAATGGCACAGTGGGGATGGAGAGCCCCGGTGGCCAAACCGGAAACCAAGAACAGGTTTCCGTCGTTGATCGCGCAGTTGAAATAATTCGTAGTTTAGTAGAGCGTTTGAGTAATGGTGGTCGACCAGAGCACCGTGCTGCCTGGGATTCGATGCACGATCCCGAAACGATCAACACACTTGCAGAAGCTTGGTTGCATGATGAAAGTCGACTCATCACCAGCATTGCACTTATTGAGATGGTGCCGCGACAAGTACAGCGCGCACGACAACTCAGACGCACGATCCAAACACTTGCTAATGAGGTTCAGCGTAGGCGGTCGGATGAGATCCTGGCTGACCTGGAAGAGCAACTGGGTGAACTGCCAACGCTCGAAGTCATGCTGGGCGGCGGCGCTCCATCTCCCGACATTGTCTCTCGTCAGGTGCTTGCAAACCTACGCGCACCGCGAGGCTTCGAAGTAGACTTCAACGGCGTCTACAGATTGACGGCTCAGGTAGACGGTACGATTGCACGAACACGTATCGCCCTGGCACCCATCTTCATCGCGGGACGAACCATTGACGTGCTCAGTGGTGAGGCCAAGCGACTGTTGGTATGGCGGGGAGCTAGTGGATGGCGCTCTCGTGTAGTGAACCGACGCACGATTGTAGACGCTTCAAAGATCATTGCACTATCGAATCTGGATGCTCCGGTAAGCACAAACAATACACTGCACATGGTTTCGTACCTGGCAGAGTTCGATGCGGAAAACGCGCACAGGTTTCCAGTTGTGCAGTCAGCTTCGTCGATGGGATGGCAACCCGATGGTGGTTTCTTGTTGCCTGACATGTACTACTCAACAGATCAGAATCGACAACAGGACTTTGCGCTTACGCCTCCATCTGGTCTCGAGACTTTGTCTGGTGGATGGAAAGCTAAGGGAACTTGGGGTGAGTGGTTGAATGCCATGCACCTGGTCGAAGACTTTCCATACATGTTCATCGCTGTGTATGCGAGCGCAGCAGCCCCGCTGCTGGAGATACTAAGGATTCCAGGATTTGTTTTAGACTTTAGTGGTGAGACGAGTGGTGGTAAAACTACTGCTTTACGGTTCGCAGCCTCCGTCTGGGGGCGTCCAGCCGAGTCTTATCCCACGGCAATGTACTCCTGGGACGCGACAAAGGTATGGATTGAGCGCACGAGTGGCTTTCTCAAGAACCTCCCACTGGTCCTGGACGAGACGAAACGAGCGCGGCACCCACGGATTGTACGCGATGTGATCTA